TCTTAATTACCTCAAAATGAAAACCTTCTTCCGAATACATCAATGCAGGTAAATCTACTGAACTACCTAAACTTACTGGTCTGATTAACTCTAATTCCTTTTTAGTAGTAAAAACTCCTGCCCTTATATTAGCAATCTTTTGTTCCCTAGATTGTATTTTTCTCTTATCTACTTCAGAATCTAAGTTTTCTATCTCTTCTTCTAATCTAGCAATATATTTTTCAATTTTGGATTGATTATATCGTTTAGTAAACTTCTTTACTCTAGGTAAATTATATATTGCTTCCTTAGCTGCTTCTATCTTTGGTAAGTAAGAATCTAATAATTCTTGGTTGAATGCCCTGTCTACATATAAACCATTCTTTTCTACAGAAGTTAATACCCTAGAAGCAGTCATGATTAAATTACGATAAGTATTATATAATCCTAAGTCAATTAGCTTCTTTTCAAAGAAAAGCATTAATCGGAGAGTATAATCAGTATCTTGACATCCATAATGACAAAGTGGTTCTAATTCTTTTTTATCCCAGGGAATCTTATCGAATTTATCTTGCTTTTCATAATCTCCATATTCTGGTAAATACCTTCTTACCATGGACTTCAAATCATTGGGTTTTTCTTCATTCAAGAGATATTTAGCAAGCATACCATCCAAACATGCTCCTCGATAATAGATATTATACTTTTGAAATATCTGGTCATCAAACTTGTAGTTCCAAGCAACTTTAACTACTTCAGGATTTTCGATTATCTCTTCACCAAATTTACGAAGCATCTTTTTCCAATTCCAACCACTAGAAGTATACTTCTTTGTTTCGAAATGGTCTAAAGGTATAGAACATCCAAAACCCGGTTGAAAAGTTACTGATAATATAGTAGGTTTAAAAGATTTGTTATATATTGGCTCGGCATTTGTTTCAAAGTCTACAGAAGCATAACCAGTTTGCTTACAGCATTGGATAAGTTTCTTTAGCTCTTGTTTATTGGTTATAATCTTATATTTCGTTTCCATACTAGAAGTTTTTAAATAAAATAAGGAAGTATATCTTCCCAGACCTACTTCCTTAAACCTGATATTAGTTACTTTAAATCATTTTACGAAAATGACATCAAACAAAATAGAGTATTATATAATAGATTCTTCGAATACCCTTAAAGAACTGGCTAACTTATCCCAGTCTTTTTGGTAAGCATGTAATGAATCTATTGTATGATACAAATAACCAGGTTTTACTCCTACCTCTTTAGCTACGTATTCCATAAGTCTCCATGCAAGATATACATCATTACCAAAGTGAGTAACAAAATCAGAACTTCTTTGGTGATAGCAAATGTGTAATACTTTCTCTCCTTTACCATTCTCTCGAATAAGGAAATCATAATACATAGAGCAGGGTATACGTTTATTACCATGGTAATAAAGAGTATCATCTTCACCACTACCATTAAATATGGGTAATACCGCTTTACGAGTATCAGAATCTGATTTTAGTAATTGTATGGTATATGGAAGAATTAACATCCTTTCGTTATAGGTATAATCAAATTTACCATTTACCAAAAACTGTTCCCATAAATCCTTTCTTAATTCCCAAGCTTTGCCTGGATTAATTATACTGGAAGTATCAATTCTCTCCTGAAACTCGGCATCTGCCCATCCCTTAGATTTTGAATAGAAGAATAACCAACTTGGATCTTGCAAAGAAGTTAAACAATACTGTTGGCAAATAATTTCCTTAGTTACAAAATCTTCATTACCCTCAATATTCTTATTCTGGTAAGTCTTTGGTTTTACAGTTTGACCATAACTGTTGAGTTCTCTGCCCATTTCAGACATTAACTCATAACTACTGCTATAAATTCTCATAAAGTTTTTATTTAGCTACATATTCATTTTTCGTTTTAATCCAAGCCATACCCCAAAAATGCTGGGTATATTCATCGAAATCCTTCAATTCTTTGAGGATAATTGGTAAATTAGGTTCTCCACCATTCTTTAATATCTCTTCAATTTTAGAAACTGTCTCATTTACTATCTCTGACCGTTTCAGACGAAGGTGATCTTTGATTTCCATTTTTCTTCTGTTTTAAAAGTTTCTTCTTATATGCTTTACGTTGAGAGTAAGAAATCACATTCTCAGGATATTCAATATCTTCATATTCAAGAAGTAATTCCTTTGCTTTCATAGATTTATATGTTTCCTTATATAAATCTGGTCGAAGCACTTTAAAACTTCTAAAGAATACCTTAAAACTAGAGAAATCTTTCTCTTTACCGTTTTGAAATTTATCAAATACCTCATTCAGTCTCTTTATCCAGGGATTCTCTTTATCAGTTCCCTTTAATACCTTCTTCAAAGGTTTATGAGCATGATACATCAGAAGTGTTTCTACATTCCCATACATTTGAGTGGCAAATAAATTGATTTGTACTGATTGTTCTGGTCCGTACACATATTCCGCCATTCGTTGTATTAGTAAGAAGTCGAAGATTAACCTTTTTGTTATCTCGGATGCCCTGATTACCATTGTAATAACAGGTATGTCTTCCCCAAATCGTTTGGAGAATGTAGCAGCTATTAGACATTGTTTACCATTATCATGATGATTATTAAACATATAAGTAACGTTGTAATTCTGATTATACTTGGTTTTTAGTACTCTCAGCTTACTACGCAATAAATCAAGCTTATTGAAATCAATGTAATTGTTCAGTAAGCTTGTCCACTTAGTCTCTTTATAATTGAAACATCTACCATAATCAAAATCTGGGTCTACCCAAGCTTTACGTATTTTTATAAATACGTTATATACCACAGCTACTCCACTGTTTGCGGTAGCACCTTTTGCAAATAAAGATGGTTCTAGTCTTAGAAATCCTTCATTTAACTTTTCCCATGCTTCTTGTGAAGTAGCAAATTCTAATGAATGGATTTGCTCTTCTGTATTAAGCTCTAAGCCCTTTAATTGTTTATTCCAACCTGACACAAATACCTCCTTTCATTAATATTGTGTAGTGATTCTCCATTCATTCAACCGTTCTTTCTTGAAATACAGCTCGTATATACCCAATGGAGTAAATCCCATTATTGATAGGAATCCCATATAATAATAGAATGCCTCTACCAGCCTATCCTGGAATTCTAGTTCTTTAGTTATTACTGGTGACTGTTTCCATGTACGATTCTTAAGAGTATTTCTAGCAAGATTCAAAACATACACTATCTGAAACAAAATATTTTTCTCATCAGTATGCAAATTTGGACTCATTTCCTTGAATCCCTTTATATACTCGGAAGTTTTATCCTCAATTGTTTCGGATATTAGCTTGAAATTTTTGAATATACTACTAACGGCATCCATCTCTAAAATCATATGAATACCGAATGCCATTACGTCTTCTAAATTTTCTACTGCCTTTTGCCCTTTAGTCAGTTCTTTGTTTGCCCAACTATAGATATCCTCTGGCAATATATTAGCATATATCAAAGCTGATAAGAAGAATCCTATTGCATCTGCTTGTTCTTCATTAGCATTCTGTAGATTGTTGATTATCTGAATCTCTTCTATGTCGGTATATAAATTGGTATTCCATCCCTTGTTTTCTAGAATATCATTTATATTAGAAGTAGATTCATAACCCTCCATTAACTCCTCTACTACTTGAGATATAAGGGTTTTCATAAGAGATTGATTTTTAGTACTGTTAATATCCATGGGATATTCTGGTAACCTTTCTAAGGGTTTATAACAGTCTAATTGACGATAGCCAATCTCATACATATTCTCAAGTTCAAGCCCCTGTTTAATTTCAGGGGCTTTTTCTTTCAGATTAGAAATATCCATAGTAACTATTCTTTTTCTGGTACTGTATGATAAGAGAATAAATGTAATACTTGAACCAATATGCTTCCAGCTTCGATTCCAATGATTTCAGAAGTTGGGTTGAATACACTTACCACTACTTCATCTCCTGGAACTTGACCAAGTACTTCTATACCGTATACTAAACCACTGTTGATAGAATTAGTTTCTTCATTTGCAGCTTTCAGTACAGACTTAACTGGAGTGAATTCTTCAATATGAATACCGGTTGGGATTAATAACCTGGTGTTCTGACCAAGAACGATAGTTTTAATATGACCCTCACTGTTTCTATCTAAGTCGAAAGATACTTTACCGAATCCTTGTGGATTGAAGATTTTATTCAACCAGTTCCATTTCTGTTTGATTACTCCGTTATTGTATTCCATGAGAATATCAATCGTAAGATCTTCAGGAAGATACAGATAGAATCCCTGGTCTGCTTTCTTGGGATATTTTACCTTTCTTGATACGGTATACTTTATATGAGAGTTCTCTATCAGTTGAAGTCTCCTTTCGTGATCTTCTACTTTAACTTCTAGAGTTTTAATCCGTTCCTCATGATTATTTAGTTTAGATTCTGCAGTATCTAATCTAGTATCAAGATTATGTATCTCGGTAGTATGTCCGTTCACTATAATGTTTAAAGTTGAGTATCGATTCTCTAATACCGATATTCTATTCGCTAGTTCATCTAAAGTTGCCATATATTATGATTATTAATTGGTTGATCCGAATCCGTTATTACCTCTTGTTCCCCAATACTGAGCATCATTGTAGAATTCTTCATTAGTTACTTCTTCTGGTTCTGTAAGATAAATTGGTACATGAATAAACTGTACTAACTTGGTTCCAGCTTTTATTACTTGAATCTCATGAGAAGTATTATATACACCTATGTGAATTTCTCCGGTATAGGGAGAATCTACTATCTCAGCAGTATAGATAAGCCCCCTCTTAGTTGATATACCAGATTTGTTTGCTGCCATCAGCATAGAAGACCTTGGTTCTAATAAACCCATGATACCTGATGGGATCAGTATTCTGGTGAATGGGTAAATGTAGATGAATTGTACTTGGTTATTTGGGTTATATTCAAGTCTTACTTTACCAGGTTCCGGTGTTTTAGAATAGAACATTAATTTGGGATTAGCATTTACTAAATCCTGTAGAGTTAAATCTTCAGGGATATAGAAATCTAATCCGGCATCTCCTTCGTTTCCTCTTGATGGAGATTTTACGTCTCTTACTTTGATAAATCTTAATCTGTTCATATTATATTGCATTGTTTTAAAAGTTGGCCATAAGTTAATGTTGATGGATCTCCCTTGTGAATACCAAGAGAGTTCATCATCCTCCTTACATCTCTGCTTCCATTGCCACATACATTAGCAAGTATATCCTCTTGTTTCACATAGTAATTTGGGTTGTTAAGGTATACCTTGAACATAGCCCATATCATTTCTATTTTTTGCATTCTTTATAAAGTTCTCTAATACGTTTTCTTGGTACTTCGAATTTCTCAATGGTTTTGGTAATAACTTCTTTTCTGTCTTTCCCTTTCCGAATCAAGCCTCGGATGTATTTCTTGATACCAACTGTGTCTTCTAATACATCCAAATCCTTGTATTGATTCTTCTGTTCTAGCTCTTTCCTTGTGATGTTCATATTCTGTGACATCTTGAATGCACATAATTCTGAGTCTCCGCATAGTTTACATTCTTTAGTTGATAAGTCATAACCAATACCAAAACAGGGGTCTGAATTAGAACCTAGTTCTGCAATATTAATAGGTTCTAAGGGATCCCGATTCTTGATATCAGGTAAAGTTTGTTTCTTCTTTGCCATAATTCCCAATTTAAAATTCTTTATAATAATATCAATTCTTTATAATAATATCTTATGATTTGAACATCCATCATCTCATCTTGATACAGAGTAATATATGAATGTCCTATACCATTTATAAATAGTTCCCTGATAGACAGAAGAATGGGTGGTACTTCTATTTCAGAAGTATATATCTGAACTTTGATTACTAACCCAGATTGAAAATGAATCATAAAATAATATTGAACTTCATCAGGCTTATTCCTGGATTTTTTGATAGGAGATATGTATTCTATTCCTATACCATTGAATATATGTTCTGGAGGTATTACAGAACAATTGAATAATGATTTGATTTTTTGTAGAATCTTCATTGTTTATGATTATTAATGGTTAATGCCTCTTAACGTAACATGTAATATACCTTTCCTCCTACGGAGAAAAAGTATATACTCATAGTCAGAAATTATTATCCTTGAAAAGGCTTATGTCTAGGGTACTTATCCCAGAGCTTACTTAACCGGATAACTTTAAGTCCTTGATCTTGATAATACTTTCTTCTATGATTCCCATGCCTACTTAAATAATTCCCAGGATAATGTAAATCATCTAGGTAAACTTTGGATTTGGATTCATCCTTTCTTACCAATCGTCCTAAGAACTGAATTGATTTTTCTTGAGAATCCATACTGGCAGTATTCAACAGATATCTGAGCTTAGGAAAGTTTTTACCTCGAGCAATAATTGTAGTTGATACAAGGATATCTATTTTACCCTCCCTAAAATCCTTCATTATCTGTTGTCTTAATTTAGTAGGAGTATTAACATGCACATAAGCAATATTATGGGTATTATCTAGTCTTTCTTTAAAGAATTCATATAGATTTTCACAATGTGCAATATGCTTACATACTACGAGAGCAGGATACCTACCTTGATTAAGGTTCCATTTCAACCTATCTAATGCCATGGTCCAGGCAATCTTATTATTGGTAATGGAATCATCATATATTTCATTATAGGACATACAATCTGATTCCCAATTACCAAACCAAGGTTTACCTTCTACTGTTTTTACAATTGTCTTTGTTGAATACCCTTTCTTAATCGAGTCCTTAAGTTTAAACTCTGCTAGTACATCGCCAAAGAAACAACGCAAATTCATATTCTTAACTTTATCTTTGGCAAGCTTACTCATATAAATGGTACCAGATAATCCGATTCTAACTCGAGTATTAAATAACCTAGTGATCACATTCTGATATTGCTTACTACCTCCTTGGTCAGCTTCATCGATTAATACCATATCAATCTTAGCAAGTTCATTCTGATAATATTTCATATTCCGAGAAATAGATTGAACCATACCAATGGTAAAATTACTCCAGTTTAAAACTTTACCTTGAACAAAGGTAATATCTTCTCCCGGTAGATATTGCTTAAATTCATCTCTAGCTTGATTTAACCAATCGGAGTCATTAGTTATAAGCAAAGTCTTTAACTGCTTCTTATAGGATAAATATAAAGCAGACATAATCAGAGTTTTACCTGCATTTACTGTATAATCTAATACCCCAATCTGAAAAGGTGTTTCACCTAGTTTATTAGATAAGATTGCCTTAACAGCTTTCTCTTGTTCGGGTCTTAATTTATACTTACCTATCTGAGTTACAACTTTACTGACTTTAGGTAAAGGTTGTCTCATATCTACTATGATAGGCTTAATTCCAAGTTCAATACATCTTTTATATACTGAAGGAAGTAAGCCTATCTTAAATTGACCAGTCTTGGTTATATACTTTATTTTGCCATCCCAGTTTTGCATACCCCGTTGCCTAGTACGGAGGTAAAAGGCATTGGGGTGTCTGATAGCAAATTCGTTATATAACTTAGTTGCATATTTTAGAGGTATATCTAATTCTGCAACGTTACAATTACGAATTATGATTTTCATATGATTACTGTTACTGATTTACATTTCTTAGGTTCGTCATCGGAAGCCTTTAATAAGAAGTCTCCCAGTTTATCATAATGTACCATCTCTACTAATCCGATACCCAGCATTAATTCCCCTATTTCTCCAAACCTAGCTTGATGCTGAGTATACATAAGGATTGAGGCTAATTCTGAATACCTAGTATTTTTGTATAAATCATATAAGGGTAAGATTATTTCCTTAGGCCATTTCTGAACCCTAGAAATATCTGGGTATTCTACTTTGCTATCGGAATAATCCAAAGCATTTACTGTGGCTTCTGCCATCTCTTCTAAACGATTTTTAAAAGCTTTCATGATTGATTAATTTTTGACCAGAGACTTCCTTCTATTTTAGGAGCCTCCGATGAGGATTGATTTTTATGTTTAAATAAGTATTTATTATACCTTTCTATAGCCTTGTCATTATACATCTGACTTGGTTCAGGTAAACCATTACACCAAGCAAGGGATTCAAATTGAGCATCTATGAATTGAATTGGGTCCCACCCTTTCTCTGATAGAAATTTATCTAACCTTACAAAGTGTATATATTTATCTGGCTGATTAACGAATGATTCATATATGCCAGTAACATCAGCTACTCTCTTTATAAAGTAATCATGTATAGCTTTAGCATTACCAGAATCCTCTTCCATTTCCAAAGTAGCAGAATATAAATCTGATATCTTTTCTGACATAACCGATAACCTGTTTAAAAGATTATTGTAATTACCATCCATTTTCTTGATACCAAGTTCGATGTATTTGATAAAACCTTCCCGGGTATCTAATTGGAAATCTTCACAGAATTGATTACATAGCTCTGCTATCTTTTTACATACTGCCCAATTTCTTGGTTCTGTTTCTCTTATTTTTCTAACTCCTCTATGCTTTAGTTTTATACGAGTTGCATATATAATATCAGCAACTAAAGCAGCATCTCCCTTAGATGCTAGTAAAATGTTAGAAACTTTCTTAGTTGTCTTATTGTTTGTAACAACTACAACTCTAGTATTTATTGCTTCCTTACGAGCAATAACAAAGAAAGCATCAATCGGAAAATTATATACCTCTAACTGAGATAGGATTTTTTCGAATTGATGCTTAGTTATATGAATAGAGGGGTCTCTCATACTATTCTCTTTCTAAGTTTACCGCACTTCTTACATTTTAATAGGATTTTCCAACCATCAATATATTCAACTCTATATATTGCCTCCCAATCATGAAGGCACAAATATTTGGCTTTTATAGCTTCTAATAATTGTTTCATATTCGATTCCCATAATATTTATAAATACATTCTCCAGTTTCTTTAAACCGTTCATAAGCCTTTTTAGTAGTAATAGCAATTGGATGCCATCCCCAATAATCATTTGGAGCATACCATTCTTCTACTACGTAATAAGTTTGAAACATTCCAATAGTGCCTCCCTCATAATTAAAAGGAAAGAACCAATTCCTACGTTTAATATTCTATGTTCATTTAATTTAGGCATATCTTTATATTTTTAAGTTATATATTATAATAGGAAATCCTTATTTCAATAGGCTACGGTTTTTAAGTATTCTTCTAATTGAGGTAGAAGACTTTAACCTTAGCCTTAATTGTATATCCTTTATATTAAGACCTTTATAATATAAACGTAATACTCTACGTTCTTTTCTTAGCGATAATTTATTATGGGGAGGCTTATTGTAATTTGGATGATTATCGGGATAAGCCCCATCTTGACAGATTACTTTTCATTCCGTAACTTAATTAAATCTTGATAACTCTGATATCTAGTTTTGTAAACCATTTTTAGTACTGCTTTCTTACCTAAGTCATTTACATCTCTGTTGTCTTTAAATAATACCACCTTAACTTTTTTATAAGCTACTAACTTAAGAGCTAAATTAATAGCATAATCCCTCGCATCAAAATCTAATAAAAGTATGAATCTATTGACTGGAGATTTGATAAGTTGATTAACTTGGTAAGCGCTGATTGCCTTGCCCATGGTGGCAATAGCCCTGTCTCCCATAGTAAGTGCATTGATTGCTCCCTCACAGATAAATACCGAGCTATACATGTCGAGGGCATCTTGATTGAAGATAATGAATTCCTTTCCAAGTCCCGTAATATCCTTGTTTGGATTATTGTATCTTGGGCCTTGTCCAATAACATTCCTCGCATTGTAGTACCTGAGCGTCCCTTTATAGTAATAGGGTATAATGAGATATCCGAAGAATGGGCCTTCTGAAGATACATATCCGATCCCATGCTTTGCAGTATCCTCAATTGTAAAGCCTCGCCCTGTGATGTAGTTTCGAATACTTCTTGCAACTTGTGATGTTCCTTGATTAATGAGTTTAAAGCCATCTGGTAAATAGACGGGTTTTGCATCAGCCAATTCAATTTTCTCCTCTGTAAACTCCCTATCTGTAAAGTTTCCATTGTCTAAGAATTTTAAAAGTTCTGCATAGGTATCAAACCCCTCGACATCCATTACCAATTGTGCTGGGTTCATATGATAATTACATCTAAAACAATTAGTACGATAAGATGAAAGATTGATACCCATTTTGTGCTCCCTGTGACAGAAGGGGCATACTGGTAACTTTAACCATCCCCTTCTATATTCATAGGCACCCAAGCTCTTAATAAAATAATTGTAGAGCTTGGTTTTAAATTCACCAGTAATCTTACTCATGGTTAAAATGGTAATTCATCGTAGTATTCTTTGTATCTCTTATACAACCTTCTGAGTTTGTTTATATCTTCGCATCTCCTTACCATTTGATCAAATGCACAGCTTACTCTACTCCTAAGTTGTAAAAGTTCCTGATACTCTTCGTATTGTTTCTTTGAAAGGAAGAGTTCCCATCCCTGCCATCTAATACTCCTACCATCCCGGGTATCAAATTCTCTTAAATCTGGGGTCATATCCTTTAGAGTAATTTTCTTAGGACCTACAGAGTATACCTCTGCCCATTGTGGTTTACACCTTGAATCAGAGGGTACTACATAAACCTTCTGACCCTTTTGAATTCCTTCTAATCTTTTAATCATATATCTCCATTTTTATTGTTATACTTATCTTCATTAGCATCTGGATTCCCTCTTTTCTTAAAGGATTCCTGGAGCTTTTCACCATATATTTCATCGTACTGTTTACGTTGTTCTTTAGTAAACTCTACACAGCGTTGCCTTTCAACATCACATTTAAATAATGCTCTACCACTTGGTAAACCATCTCTTTGTACTACTAATTCACAACGAAGTATATCATCTTTTTCTTCTTGTTCAGTAGAGTTAAGACCAACTATTGTATGAGCATTACGAACAATTGCAATAGAACCAGAGATATCATTTTCGTCATATCTAGTAGTCCTATGTTTCTTACCCTCTCTGGTAATATGATGAGCAGTCCAAACAATATCTAAATCCATCTCCTCAGCAAGATTCTGAATATCGATATATACATTTGATATACGTTCGAAGTCATCTTTATCACCAGCAATTGAAGCAAGCTTTCCTGCATAATCTACCATCAACACCTTAATATTAAGCCCCTGATTTCTAAGCTTGATAATGAGGTCTCGGATATAATTACAATCAGTAATCATGGCAGGAACTCTCTCAACTACTAGTTCAACTCCAAACCTTGCAAGTTTACGAAGGTGTTTAGCTTCAAGCTTATCGTATTCCCCAGAATATAATTCCTTCTTAGTTTTATTGATAGATGATTGAATAAATCGGTCCATGATTTGATCTTTACCATTTTCCGTATCTATATATAATACTGATTTCTTCATTCTCAAATAACCTCTTGCCAGATTGACCATGAAAAAGGTTTTCTTCGCTTTAGGTTTATCAAGAATAACATTTACCGAATGTTCTGGGTAACCTCCAGCATTGGTAATATCATTAAGTTGTCTAAATGGACAAGGTATTACAGATGGTTCTGCTTGACGTTTGAATTGTCTTTCTGTAATATCCCTTATCATAAAGATAGGTTCATCATCTTTCTTAGGTTTTGAGTTTTGAAGTATCTTTTCTATTTTCCTTGAATAGGTTTCGTATTGTTCGAAGTTATCCAAATCAAAAGAATCATTCAAGTTCTTCATCTCTACATAGGTAGAGAATTGATATATCTTTTCTCGAATGTATTCAGAATCATTCAAGGGATTTGAATATAGGTCATCGATTATTTTATGGATATTGGGTATATCATCCTTAGTAACCAGGTCAACGTAATTTTTAGATTCAAGCAATTCTTTTATAACTTCTTTAAGGATATTCTTAGAAGGCATCTTGTTTTTCTTTTTGAAGAACTTAAATATGCCCTCGGCAATTAAAGAATGCTCAATCAGAACTAGGTAACTTGGTTTAATCTTTTTGATTATTAGACCTCCCTCTTTATCCTTTAAGAGATACCTTAGGATTTCTAATTGAAAGCTGGTGTCAAATTCAAACTTGGTATTATCTTTTTTCATATTGCAATATAATTAAGTATAATCATATAGATTTCTATAGTCTCGGTTAGAGTTGTACATATAGACTCTCATCCTAGTACTCACTAATCCTCAGCTTCTAGGTGAACTTTATTAATATATTATTTTATATTTGATTTATTATACTTATATTTGCATATCATTTTAAAACATAGACTTATGAAGATAAAGGAAAATGGCAACAACGGATCAGAGATACATAGGTTGAAGCCTATGCAAGAAAATTATGATAAGGAAACTTTTGATAGGATGTATAAAATCTGTAAACCAGTTATCAGACGTCTTACTAAGCAAATTGATAATAGGAGGTTTAATGTTACACCAGATATCATAAGTTCTTATTTCTGGGATAAGATGTTATTTGTCTTTAATAAATATTACGGTACTTGTGAAGAAGAACATTTAAAAGCAAGGATACTAGCTTCTCTCAGTACCTTTAAGAATCATTTATTAAGAACTGCTTATGGAGAGGGAGCAGAATATCATCAGAATCTTTACCAATTAGAAGATTTATTCGATAATGATAAAGAACTAGAAGATGATACAGAAGAAGAGAAAGCTAAAGGAGAAATGCTTGATATGTTATATAAATATATGAAGAAGAACCTATCTCCCGATGCTTATTTGATCTTCGAGATATTGCTTAGTCCTCCTCCCTATATTAAAGAGAGAATCAAGGATAGTTCTCGTATCACTAACATTTTATTAGTAGAGTTTTTTGATATGCCTAGAACTAAATCTTCGGTAAGATATATCTCAGAACTTAAAGAAGATATAAGATATTGGGAAGAGAAAGCTAAAGAAGACTTACATTACTAACATAAAAAAAGGGAACCCAGTGCATGAGGTTCCCTTTCCAGTGTAACTTATTTCCCAATAAGAATTCCACTTGTGTGTTGGACGAAAGCGATTAGCTGTTCTTTAAAATATAAAAGCCCTAATAATTTTAGAAGTTTATATAAACTTATAGTTTAATGATATAAGCTAGTACAAAATAAGGAGGTCTATTCTCATGAGGACTACCTCCTCCGGTTACTTGAGTATCTGCTGTATAACCTGAGTCAGGCCTAGTATGATTAGGGAATGGTCTATTATTAGCATTGTCCCCCCATTTTTCTTCTTTAAACGTAATCTTATGACTATGAGGAGGTATTTGGTCTAGAGTAAGAGTTACTAAGGCTTCTCCTCCCATGTTACCAATGGTATTATAATCCTGATTACTTGGATCATACCCTACTACAAATCTACCCAATAGATTAGGTCTACCAGACATACCATCACAGAATGCCCAACCATCTGGAGGAGTAGTACCTGAAAACATAGCGATTAATCCAGTGGGAACTGAAGAAGCCGAGTTTTTAATCATTTCTATAAGCTCATTCTTCAGATTAGTAAGATATTCTTGTAGATTAGTTATACCATTAGTCTGGTCATCTTTACCTCCGAATCCTTCCAGTACATGTTCTACTCTTTGAATAGAATGGGTCATGATCCCATTGTAGGCTGAGTTAAAGGGTAGTGGTTGAGGGAAACAACCTCCATAAGGGATGATTGCATAGTTTTCTGACTCCTTCGTATTAGTATCAGTACCAGAACCATATACTCCAATCAGTACCATGGTATTCTTACTATTTCTGTAGGGTTCACAAGCACCCTCTACCTGAGAATTAAGATAGGTATAATTTAATTTCTCATGTGAAGCAGGATTATTCTTTACTATATCCCAAGAGATTTTGTCTTCTGCTAAGGGATAGTAAGGATTCTGTGATTGTTTATACAGAGTATATAAGCTTTCATAAGATGAAGACCAATATGCTACGAAAGTAATAGGGTTTTCAATTGGTTCTGATACTTCTTGATGAACTGCGAATAAGAAGATATCTGAATTAGCTCCTTGAGCACCTTGGATATTATCTACTACTATCTCTTCATCATCAGAGATGAATATATAACCATCCCTAGAAATACATCCGAAGTTTATCTGAGGTGATTCTCCATCTTCAGAATTCTTTACCATATATCTAGCAGTAATTCTATCTGCTACATCATTCTTGAATACCTTACCATTTTCTGCTTTAGCTTGAACTGATAACTTGTTACCAGATACTTTAACTGAGCCAAATCCACAGAATGGGCCAAGAGCCACAGGGGCAGCAATTGCTTCTGCTGCCTCCTTGGATTTAATCAAACCCTCATATTTAAAGTACGTTTTCATTGTTATTGTTTTTAGATTGTTTATAATTCTTTGATTGTTCAGACATATCCTTGAAAGCTTCTGATAAGTTATTAAATTTCAAGGTTACTATAGACCAAAGTATCTTCAAAATACTGTATTTCTTTTCTACTCCGTGTAATGTACATATATGACCATAAATAGAATCTACTTCAAATCCATAACATACTACCAATACGGTTATAGACACTACTAAAGGGTCTAACCCATAGGGTTCTCCAATAGCTTTACCTAGAACTGCTCCCATTAATAAGTAACATATATAATCTATTATCTTATTAAAAGTTCTTCTTCCAGCTCGAGATTTTCTAATAGGTATGCCATTTAATTTACTAGCATTCATTCCAAACCAGAAGTCGGCAATTATCAATATGAATGCTAATAGGATCATCCATCGAAGATCATATAACAATTGAATACACTCTGTAGCAAAAGCTACGGTAAATCCCTTAGATACTATAGATGTGGTGGACGTTTCAGTATGCATATCTTGATGTTGATTTATTCTTGGGGTTTCGGGGTTATTCTCCATGCTGTATTTTCTGGTATGTCTATTTCAAAAGTTCTACTACTAATATCATCAGAGTTCCAAACCAATTCGTTTGGTTGTACCTCAAAAGCTAAGGTAACTTTGAATGTACACCTTACATCAGTTTTGTTAACAGCTTCGAATATATAGGTACCTGGGTTTGAGGTTACAAACTTATATGGTACTGGATATGAATCAGCTTGACCAACTAATCTTACATCAGTTACGAAATCCTTATGATTAGAAGAACATACCACAGTAGTATATACCTCGCCCTGACCTTGGCCGCTTAAAGTAGCTTTTTCAGGACTACAGCTTATCTTAACTTCAAGATTATAATCCTTGATTACTAAGACAGCTTTCTTATCTCGATTACCCTTACCAACAAAGGTATAGGTACCAGCTTTATCCAAAGTGATAGTTTCTTCAAATTTATATTCTGCTCCCGTTTCCTGGAGTACTACTGAATCATACTCATCTATTTCGAATGGCATCACTTTAATAGTAACTGAATTACCTTCAGCAAGTTGATATGATACATTTACCTTTTGATTATTGGGAGTATTAGCCCAGTCCTTCGGAGATATCCAATTGGGATCAGAAGGATTTATGGCCTCGATATAAATATAAGGATCCTCGGGTTTAGTATAACTATATACTGACCAAGTAGTATAAACTGAAGGATCTCCCTTACATACAGCTCTATAACTTCCTGATTGATTGCATGAATAAGTAGCACTAGCTTTACCTTTACCCGATTTATTCAGAGTAATATCAGCTAACTTGGTATTATCACAATAAATGCTAACTCCATAATCTATAAGATTATCTGGGTCATCAGAAGGATTTACTGATAAATAAATCTCTTGGTTTACAGAACCACTTCCCATCTCTAAAGATAAAGTTTGGTATTCCTTAGATAAATGGTAGGTAAATTTAGAGATACTGGTATATACAGTAAATATGCCTATACCATCCAAATTCTCTAAATTATCTTTAGTACAAGCAAACTTATAAACTCCAGTACCAAAAGTTTGGAAAGTATCACCAGATTTATATTTGATATTCTCTTTACCTATCAAGTAACATTCCAATCCTTCTTCATCATAATCATCTTCAATAGTTAATACTGTTTTAGCTAAACTAGTTGTATTACTTGATAACTTGAATTCTTCCGGAGTACACTTAACCTTATACCTATTAGGTTCTCGAGTAACAACTAGTGAAACTCTTTTTACTGGGTATTCTACAATCTGAAACTCATAAGTACCAGGCTCCTTGAATTTATAAGTTGAACCAGAGGGTTCAACTTCGGTTTCTCCCACTAATTGTACGTTCACTGGAATTTGTTTGCCATCCTGGTATAGAGTAGCAGTAACTGTAGCAGATACTTCCTTATTGTCAGGAGTAATATGTAAAGTAGTTGGGCTAACAGAGATATTATAAGATTTAACTATCTCTTTTAATCCCACCCTTACTTGAGTAATCTTTGTTGGATCACCTACACTCCTAAAGTAATAAGTCTGATTACCTATAGTAGCATTAAAGATGGTACCCTTTTCATATTTATTATATCCCCAAGTATTACCATCTCCAGATACCTGATATCTTAAATCGGCATCTTGATAATTACTAGAAACAATTACTTTAATGGGTACAGAAGTTATATATCCTGGTTGAATAGTGTTTATATTTGGGTCTACAAACTCAGCTGTTATCTTATAATTATCATCTATTTTAAAACCATAATCGATAGTAGCCCCTACATGATAAGGTTTAAATCTATCGATTATGTTCTCTATAGCTTTTCTAAACCCTATGAATTCTCCTGAGTTACTTGAATAACCGTGACCAGTTATACGGAAGGTTACATTGATACATTGACTACAACCATAAATGTTATCGAAATTAGCCTTATCATAGTACTGATCTTGGTCAAAGTATGGATGTGTTTTTAACCAACCATCATAACCTGATTTAGCAGGATCATCAATAGTACAGTTTAACCCGTACATCCTAAATAGAATTTCGAAGAATTGAGAAGTACCTCTTATCTTTATCAAAGATATAGAATACTTAAGTAAATCTCTTATCTGTTTAGTAGATAAGGTTAAAGCTCCTTTCTTGGGTAATATCCATTTAGATTTAAGGTCATTCAATTCAGCTTCACTTAATAACCCATTATAATAAGTTTTGAAAGCTTCCTCATCTATATTGTTCCATCGAGCAAAAGGCAATTGCCCAAAGCTTTCCCAGAGGTAGTTCAAATAAATCTCTGGACAGGTATCAAAGTCGGTTATTCCTAGTAAACTCTCAATATCTGCGGATATATTATCTTGAAAATAACTTCCGCAAATTTCTAGGAACCTTTCTAAGATACCCTTTCCATCTACCTTATAAGTGTCTTGATCCTTATATTCAAAAGGTAGGAAATCTATAAGTTTCTTAAGGTCTATCATATTAAACAGTTTCGTGAACAGTTAAAGTTAATTGAGAAGATTTCTGGAATACAGGTAAATTATACCCAGGATCTTCATAATCCATATTAGGTTCTGAGATAGTAATAGAGTAACGATATCCTTGTTGATATCCGTTTGCTTGGATGTCCAAAGAGAAAGTAATACCATTATTTTTATCGGTAATATTTATGGTACTACCTACAGAACCAGTAGTTTGGAATCCTCCACTTGAAGCTTTTACAGTGTATGAATTGCTTCCAGTAAAGTTTATGAAGTAGGTCATAGAACCGTTAGCCTTCTCTAATTTAAACTGACCAAGAAGTAATTCCTTGTTACCATATATGGTAACAGGCCAAGGTTTAATATAGAACTTCTTGATATGTAAGTAATCTACCGTAGATAGGTTATCAATCAAAGCATAAATATCTGAGATTCTTACTTTGCCCCCAATCTCGGAGTTCTCAATAGAATAAGCATTGTATAAGGCATTCAGAACTTGAGCTTGGATTTCGTTGGTCTTATAAGATTTCTTACCGGTTACTTCTATCTCTAAGGTTATATCTACTAATCCTGCAGATTTAACTTGAAGCCAAGTAGTTAAGGGGGCTCTCTGTGATAGTTGGGTATAAACCTTGTTTATCATAGCAGAATCAGCTACTCCACCATTATCAGCACTGATATATACTGTAAGCTTTCTTCCACATTCATAATCTACGGCAGCTTTATTTACTCCATCTATTAGCATAGCTAAATCTACGAAGTCCTGTTTGCTTACAGCTACTCCAAGAGTTTTAACACTCAAGGGTATATGTTCTTTTAACATACCAAAGTTCTCATAACTAGAACCTCCTCCTGCAGCATATTGATTACTAGTGGTAGCCTCAGATATAGAAGTTTTTACTATGGCTGGAGTTTGTACAATAGAACCAGCTGGTACATTACCTTGAATACCCGTGGTGATATAGAAGCTTGCTGATGTTACCTTTTGACCTGCAGAAGGTATAGAACCAAAGGTACCATCTCCAAATACTATTACGGCAACTTGGCTAGCATTGACAGTTACCATAAAATGTTTATCTGAAGGTTTAGAATAAGCAAAGGTATCTACTAAAGTCCAAGTAGTTCCATCAATGGATAATTGCATTGTACCATGCTCATAGTATTTACCATTAGGTAATTTACCTATTGTAATTTCTGGCCTACCTTCTGAAGGTATTACTAATCCTGACAACCCAGACTGATTATATTTCTCATGTTGAATCAGGGGTATTTTACAAGTAGTAACATTAGCATACCAAGTTACGTCTCTAGCAGAAAGCCAGGAGTTACCATTAACATCTGTAAAGAGGGTTTCTTTTGGGATAGTTAACCTAGAAGCAATATTACTACCTGTAAGATCACGAGTTAGGATTACATCTACTGAAGCAGCTACTGCTCCTCTTGGGTGATAGTCCACCAATAAGCCATGCTTTACTACACTATCATAACGCCGAGCCGTGGATAAGAAAGATTCCCTACCCACGTTATCAATGTAATAATGAAGTACTTCAGCAATAGCTGCAAACAGAGATAGGATAATTATCAGAATATTACCTTCGGAATAATCCGTGATAAGAGTCTGACCATTCTTATCCTTGATAGTAGTAAGAGATTCAATCAACTTAGCTTTAATCTGTTGAAAGGATCTCTGATAAGGGTTTAGCCATTTATTCGTTATCATATTAGTAAGGTTTTAAAATATTTTCAGACCTATCATAACTAATACCCAATACCTGTTGGCTACCAGTTTGATTAATTACATAATTCATTTCGATGAAAAGCTTGGTACCCTCTAACCTCATATTCAGGCTTTTAAAAGTAATCCTAGTTTCATAGGTAGAGATAGCTTTCTTTAAGAAGTCTTTTACCAAGAAAGCTAAAGCCTGGGTATTGGGTTCTTCTATACATTCCCATAGCCTAGTACCAAAATCTTCTTGCCTGAATCTTTGACCTATATCATACCAAAGGAGAGCAGATAGGTTATTATGAACAAGTTCAATATCCCCATTTACTGGATACCAACCTTTCTCTCCCTTTTCATTCTCAGTAATCCGTATTGGAAACAAAGGGCCAATACCGATAATATTAGTGTATAAGTTATTTGCCATTAGTGTACAAATTTAGAATCCTCATAATCTGTTTTATTAAAAGTAGAAAATGGTTTCGTGACTGGAGTAATAACAGGTCCACTAACTGCGGGTCCTGATTGAATACCGGAGTGGGTATGAGAATTATATTGAGTTTTTAATGATTCTATCTCTGAAACTAATTGGTTTAGTTTCTGGGTTAATTCATTGATATTGATTATACCATCATTATTACCTTGGTTCACTATAACCTTTGAGGCATTCACATAAGCTTGAGCTTTAGAATTTATACTTACTGGGCCTTCGGCGTAAATAGTAGCAGACCCATATAAGTACATCTTGAGTGATCCATCTTTATCATTTAACCAGATTCTATTCCCATTAGGTGTAACTATACCCATAGTATCGGGATCATCCAGGATATCGGGTATTTGGTTTTGAGCCCAACCATGATATTCCCATAGAGGTTTACTAGGATCTCCATATTCAAAGGTAATATATACTATATCACCATTCTTAGGAGCCATCATTTTAAAACCAGACCCAGTAGATCCATGTTGACCCTTTGAATAAGCCCAGAGTACTATTCCTCCCATTACTTCAGGTATAGCCACTTTTATACGATTCATATGATCGGGGTCTGTGTTATTAACTACCATAGCCCTGTACACTGAATAGTATCTTCCCAAGGATTCTAATCCTTGTTCAGTTATTGTTTTTGCTGATTCATAAGCCATATTATTCAGTTTTAGAAAAGTCTTGGTTCATCTGTTTAATAATGTAATCTATATTGAAATTATACTTTCGATATACATCCTTAGTAGCTTCTACCTTTTTACGTTTAACATTAGTAATGGTAACTACGTCTTCTCCATCTTTACCTGTAGATTGGTATACAGTTCTTTCTACTTCTATGATGCCATCATTACCTTTGGTAGGAGTATTAGCATTCTGTTCCCTATAGATAACCATATCTTGAACAAACTTTCTTTGTTCTTCGGTATTACCATCCAAGGCTTTGAAGGCTTCATATTCTGCCTTAGTAGCATTTATGGTAAAATCAGAAGAAGGAGCATCTCCAGCTTTATTTTTACCTACATCAGTAGTTCCTTGACTTCTGGCATTATTAGATACCACATCTTGGGTATTAATATTACCAGCAGCAACTTGAAAGCCAGCTGTTCCATTATTCCTAACTAATTCTAAGTCAGTAATATATCCTGTACCAGCATCCATTCTATGAGTACATTTCTTTATATACCAATACCCTGACCACCTTTTACCAACGTTCAAAAGCTGAAGTACCATTGAGGTTTTTAATGAAGGTCTTCCTACTACTTGCATTTGGCAGACCAGCTTTTTCTCGGTTATCTTTAAACCTCCATTAGCATTTATCCTCATTGCTCTTTCTCTATTACCTACTCCTCCAGTTCTATCATATAAGTTAGTAAGGGTTTTCCAAGCGGGTACTTTCAAAAGCTGTTTTACCTTTTTGAATACCTTTACTCGGCTTCGATAGTACCCATGATTATCTCCAGGACCTCTACCAGCTTGGACTGGATTATAAGTTTGAGGATAATAGGATTCTTCATGAAGAGTTAAGGGATAGACAATGATATTTGGGTCTTCTTGCATTTTAGCTAATCCCTCCTGAGTTTTCCTTTTCTCGGCATTTAGTTCAGTCATACTATTCACACGACTAGAAGACTTTAATTCTCCAGAAGAATACGAACGAGGGTCTTCCCAAACTTCAGTCCATACCTCAGTGTATTTATTTTTGAATACGAAATTTAAACCCTGGTATACTTGTTTCATTGCAGAAGTAAGGTCCATTCCTCCCGCTACTAGTGCATCAATAGAAGATTTTATATTAGTTAGTTCTCCTTTAGTATAAGCTTCCTCTAGCATTTGAGAAGTAGCATCCCTTAATTCTGTATCGGACATAGACTCTAATCCACCACCTGCATCTAAATAACCAGTACCCTTAGCATCATATTCTTTCTTAGCAGATTCAGTCTTTAGTCTTTGAGCTTGTTTTTTAGAAGCCAATTCTTCATCTAAGGATTTCAATCTGTCTTCTTTCCATTTCTCTACTTTACTATCAACATTAGGTTTTAAAACTCCAGGTGATCTATGGAATAATCCAGGACTTTGTACGTCTACTGTAGATAGGGCATCTAACTGTAGTGGGTCATGTAGAATCTCATTCTGTTGATCATCTATATAACTTACCTGGATTTGCATTTGCTTATCTTCTGGTTTTATGGTATTACCCAACTGCATCATCTTCTGCTTAGTAGACCTCTGAGTAGTAAAGGATACTCTTAATACCTCTCCGTTTTCAGCTTGGAATATATAGGTATGATGAGGAGGTTGTTGAAACTTACGATTATGTATGTAAATTACTCCATCTCTACTATCCACATACCAAGGCCCATTACCATAGGCAGCCATCTTAGCTTCTAGTTGAACTAGAACATTGTTACCTATTGTACCTAAGTTAGAATTAAGTACTTCAGCTAAATCGTCTGGCATACCTACTTGACCTATGCCACTAAACTGATTGGCATATAGAATGGTACCCTGTACTTCAGGAGTAACTTCTGTGGGTACCTGTATAGCTTGATAAGCTTGATTACTTATTATATTTGCCATTACTCAAACCTTTCTATTATTACTCCAACATTTAATCCGCATCCTGAATCCAAGAATTTAACCATACTATCATCGGTATCCTCGGTGGGTTTATGAGGTGGCATAAACCTAAGGTGATTTGTACCATCGATACATTTGATAGTTATATGGGTACCTGTAGAATCAAATATACAATCGAAATCTCTTACTTTGATATTTATAGCTGGGCTTGATACAAATGTACCATCACTAAAAATATATCCCCACTGTAAAAAGATATCTCTATTTTCTTGTAAAGCTTCTACATCTACGGTATCTGGATTACCAGTATCAATAGTTATTGTAGCTAAGTTTTCTTTTTCTTCATCATATACATATGACCAGCTACTTATATACGCTCCTAAAGGTATACCAGTAAGAGGGTTCATAACTGGTATACCTTGATTATCAAAAATGGCTAGGTAAGGAGTACCTGTGCCTTTATATAATATGGGATTATTTGCTTTAACTTCCATAAGCCGGTATCATTAATACCATTCCACCTTTTAATTCAGTGAACGGATTTATTATGTTATTATACTCAGCAATAATATACCATTTACCAGAATCTCCATAATACCTATAAGCGATATTCTGTAAAGTTTCACCCTCTTTCAGGGTATGCTGAAAGTCATTGGGAGAAGAGGGTATAAGTAATGGGTAGGATTCTAAAGAATAATCTCCATCTCCATAATTCAGAGTAAATCCATTATCGTATGGACTTGCTCCAACTAAATAAGAAGTTATATCCATGGTTACTTGATTTTATCGGTTGTAAAAATACCCACAGTCTTTTCTGCAGCTTTACTTTTAACAATATCCTCATAAGATAAACTATATGAGCTTACTCGTTTGAATATTAATTCTTGAGTAGCAGTAGCAGGATACAGATTTAGGTCTTCTCTTATATCTACTGAACCTTTCATACGTTGTCTAGAAGCATTTCTAAAATTAGAAAGAGAATATGTAGCAGAAGTAAGTATATAATAATGACCTTCAAAAGTATCAGAATTTCCCCACTGAATCTGTAAGATTGGGGGAGCTGCTTGATAAGCATTAGATTTACTCCAGGATTCTAATAACCTACATTTAGTTAATACTTCAGCAGGATTATCCGGATCATCACAGTACCAAGATACATTGAATTGTACAATATCTTCTGAACCAGTATAATGATACATAGGAGTATTTCTACCCATAGACTTAATGGTAGCCCAAGTTGTTTCTCCTCTAAAGTCAAAGCTCAGAGGTCTATTCTGTAAAACAATATATTGGTATGGGCTAGCATTAGTATTATATATGATTACCTGATTCAGTTTTCTTACATCTTGGCTTACTCCATAAAGTTTATTGTTTTCTACTACAGTCCTACCTTGAGCAGGATCATCTCGGTCAATCTTAATATTCCCATGCTGAAGTTGTAATCTCCTAATACTTTGAAGAGAGCTGTTAATTACTGGGTTCTTGGAAGATCTTTCCCTTTCCCCCAAAGCTCCATTAGGATTAAACAATTTACCTCTAGGAGCAGTATCCTTAGGTAAACCCGAAGTTAATCGGTTAAGGTGTATCTTAGCTCTCCATAGTTTATTTATGGGACCAGTAAGTACTCCAGCAGTATCTTGGGTAAGATTATTATATTTCTTAACAACCTTACCTGCTAGTTTTCCTAATATTCTTGCCATAATTTAAGGTATTAATCCAATTTGAGTAGCATAATTAACTCCTAAAGTTTCACCTGGAGCTACAGAACCAACAGGAGCTCCATCAATAGTAATGTTAACAGTACCATTTGGTTTATCATTCAGTAAAGCTGCCCTGATAGCTCTTGCCATTTTCTCGGTTAAATATTCATCACTAGTTAGAGTTTCCTTTGATAAATTAGAATCGGTATTCTTATTTAAGGAATCTATTAACCTAGGTAAATAATCTGCTACAAGAGGTAATGCTATACTAATAGCCATTCCCCAAGGACCTCCCAAGAATCCAGCCAATCTACCGAATAGACCTTTCATACCTAACCTAGCTACTGCTGGTCCGGCAGGGGGAGTAGGTGGTTTAGTAGTACCTCCTCCAAGACCTCCCAATATTGGTCCAGGTATTCCAAACTTCCTAATAGGTTTACCGTTAGGCCCATACCAACCTCCTCTAGGCCCAGCAGTCCAACCGAAAGCCATTGCCTTTTGAAGGTAATATTGTTCCCTCATAATCTGAGTGATATGTATTAATCGAGTTTCCAATACTGCAGCTGCAGAGGCAGACTTACTAACTCCACTTGCCGTAGCCTGAGATTGGGTATTAGTTTGTTGCATATAAGTAGAAAGCATTCTACCAGTAGCAGCTAGATACCTATAACCATTTACTACTAAAGTTGTAATTGAACCCCAAGCAATAGCTTTAACTACTATCTGACCTCCTAAAGTACCAGCTATTCCCTGTACCCATTGGGATATCTTAGTGAATACAGTTAATATTGGGTTAAAGACATCAGCTAAAGTTGAACCTATATTCACTACTAAGTTTTCAAAGTTAGACTTAAAAGCCTCGATAATACCTTGTGGAGTCTTTAATCTTTCCTCAGTAACCTGTTCTACTATGCCAGAGTTCTTATCGTATTGCTCTAAGATCTTAGTCATCTTATCAGAACCCGACATCATATTTCGAATCTGATTAGAGATATCACGAGTACCTCGAACTCCGAATATATTGTAGAAAGCTTTAGTTCTTTCCAGAAGTGGTTTGTTCATAAGAGCTTCACCAAACTTACGATATACCTTATCTAATCGAATAAGATTACCTTCGGCATCAAAGAAATCTTGTGGACTTAAACCTAAACTAGTTAATGCACTAAATCCTTTCTTTTTCTGGTTAGCTAAAGAAAGTTGCAAATAACGGATCATATTTGCTAATGCAGTACCAGCTGATGAACCCTGAATACCCATATCTCCCAATACACCAATAGCTGCAGCAGTCTGTCTTAAGTCATATCCTGCATTAGCCATATCTGCTCCAGCATAGGTAATAGCTTGAGCCAAATCAGTAAGAGACATATTGGCATTAGTTACGGCAGTATATAAATCATCTGTAACCTTAGTAGCTTGTTGAGAAGGTATAACATACATTGACATGATATTAGTCATCAAGTCAGCTACACCTCCTTTACCTCCAAAAGGTTGACCAAGGATAGATGCTAACTTAGCAGCAGGTCCAGTCATATCCTTTATCTGTTCTACTGTATTACCTGCCATTGCTAAGTACCTTTGACCAGAAGCAATATCGGCAGCAGTTAACGGAGTAACTGCATTGACTGCTTGAGCCAATTGTAGCATCTCGGTTTGTTGCTCAGCGGTAGCTCCTGCAATCTTTGAGGCCATAAATATAGTATCTTGGACCTTAGCCGAATACTGATAAGCTTCTGCTATGCCTCCAAGTACTTTCATACTATTTTGTACAGCATTACCTGTACTCATCTGAATAGCCCTGTTCCAGTCATTCATATCATTCATCATATTGATGAATGATTGTGAAATTTTACCGGTTTCAGAGCTAAATTTATCTCGGAGTACCATGGATACTCCGACTTCTACTAAACTTCTTGTATCTCCTATCATGTTGACATTTTCTTCTTCATTTGTTTATAATAATTCTCAGCTATGAGTAGGAATTTCTTTCTTTTACGAACGGGTAGACACAAAAAGGTGAGATAGTCTAAGACTATCTCAGCCCGAGTAATGTATATGTAATCTTCCTCTAAATTATATCTCCCGTCAAGTAGAAAAAATCAGGAGCAGCCATAATTGGGTAATCAATGATGTTCCCAGTTTCGGGGTTTTCGATTTGAGTATACCCATGGAAGATTGGGTCTACTGTATTTACCAACCGATGGATTTCTGCCATATCCCTTGAGGAGAATAGAGAGAAGTTTTCTACTTTCTCAAATTTATCATCTACCTTTAACTTGAGATTACGGAGAAGGAGAGTGGAGTGTCGAGTAAGTTTACTTGGTGAAAGCTGAACCATCTGAGATTCTTTTTCTCCATCCATCAATTCAAATTGGATTACCTTACCTGAATTCAATTCCTCGGTATATTGCATAAGAGTAAATCCGTCTTCTCCTTTTCTTCCCGGGTAGTAAGGAATGGCATTGGGTTTTTCTTCCATCTCTTGTTCTATAGGAAGTACTGCATAATCAAAAAGAAATTCTCTCAAGTCCTGAGAATAAGTTACAGAATCTTTATTATCCCATTTATAAGTGAATTCTACTTCCTCTCCCAAAGAGAAGATTCGAGAATTAAATAGGATACAGTATCTATCCAGCAAGGGTAACTTAAGAGCATCTTCTATGGTTAATTTACCTGACTTAGTAGCATTTGTTTTAACTACTATTGCTGAAATATACTTGGTAAGATTCATAAGATTCTTTGAATCTACCGGGTTGGTGATAATTTCTTCATCTTCACCATTCTGCTCTCTGATTTCGAAAAGTCTACCAGAAGGAGCAGTGAATACTAAGGTTCTTAGTGTCATATCCATTTTATCTAATTTTTAAAAGTTCATAATTTCATAGTAGCTGTAAGTATCAACAAGAAAGGGGTGAAACTCCTTATCTAGGAATCCCACCCCTCCACCTAAAACTCTAGTAAGAAAATGACTAAGAGAGTTAATACTTATCGCAAGTACCAACAGAAAATTCGATATTTTCTATGGTGTTTTCTGAAGCCATACGATCTAAGTCAAGGCCAGTTACTTTACAAGGCCAAACTTCTTCAAGCAGCCAAGTATTTAGGACGGATACTCCATCTTCTGCAAGTTCATTTACAATAGCAGTTTCCCAATATTCACTAGGAACTAATCCGCCTCCAGCTATCATATCTTGGCAAGAGTATAGCCAATCTTGAAGCCAGGTATCAGAACCAGCAGTAGTTAAGAGTTTTTCTACTACCAGATTACCTACGGTAACTCTACCAGCAGTTTTTACATCTCTGTTTACATCTCCATGAGCAACCTGGTCAATCTCTATATCCGGAAGTTGGCAAGTCTGGAATAGGTATGTATTGATGGGGTGTTTTGGGAAAGAGATGCTCCATAGGAATTTCTTTCTAGGATTCTTTACTTTTGCTCCCATATTTTATGATTTTAATGTTATTCGTTTTCTGAAATGTTAACTGAATTAGAAGCTGCATCGATTACAATGTTAATTGTAATTTCTTGCATAGGAACAATATCTTTGTACTTCAGGATTACTTTATACTTACCCTGACGGACATCAGCTTCATTATTTACAGAGAGTTCTGAATAAGAACCAGCATCCTGGTCGCCCATCCATGTGTACTCTGACATAGCATTTTCATCTACCAGATTATCCAGGATTGGTTTTACCTCAAGATAAATATTTTTCCAAGTACTCCAGATATTGGGTTCTTCCAAATATTTATTCAAGATAGGACGAAGAGTCTTCTTCAAGTACAGATTCAATCTTACGATTGAAAGGAATCTTTCTGAATCCTGTTTTACTTGAGAAGAGAAGCAATGCCATAACATGGTTTGTTTACCAGAAGATGGAGTATCTTTGATTACAATCATGTTGGCATACATCTGAGCCAATTCGTCCAGTTCATTATAACGAGAATCACTACCATAGTTAGGACTTACTGGGCCCTGACCATCGTAAATTATTCCTCGGTTCATACCAGCAAATGACTTCCAAGGTCCATAGTTAGAAGCAGAAGTATCACCCAAACCGAAGATGGTACCCATTACATCGGAATTACTAAGTAATCCGAATTCGTTGTAGTACTTGATACCACCTGCAAAGTAGGCTACATATTTAGAGTTACCGATACTACCCAAACAGCTATTAATCCAGGTTATAATACTCTGCTTATTTCTAGGCTGAGTTCCCTGAGTATAATGAGTGGTGTATTTTGGTACTTCAATGTAGTAAGTGTACTCTTGTAATTCAGCACACATTTCTTTAGCAGCCTTATGTACTTTTAGTACATCTTGGTCTGTTTTCAAATGCTGATGAATATGAGAACATGATAACTGATAGATATCAGTGTAATCCTTTACCAAATCCAAAGAAGCAATCCATTCATCTGCAGTAGGATCAGCACCAGCAGTACCAAGTGTACCATTAAACATAACCTCTTCTGCAGTAGGTTCTTTACCTCCAACTTGGATAGTTAACGGATTCTCGGTTTGGTCAATTGAAGTCTGGAGCCAAGATACTAAGTTCTCGAAAGATTTAATCTTATCGGTAGTAGTTACCATCTTAGGTTCCAGGTATGCAGAATTACTAGCAAAGTTACTTAAAGCCAAGTAATCTACAGAAGTTTTATTCTGAGCATCCTTAGTTTTGTAAGTAATTACTGGACCCGATTCCAAGATAGAACCATTGGCATCATAGATGTTATAGAAAACGGTATTCACCGATTTAGAGAAACCAACTTTGAAAGATTCTCCAGAACCAATGGGATCACCATAACCTTTAGTTACCAAACCAAAGCTTACTGTAGTATTTCCTGAAATAAATTTGAATATTTCTGAAGCTTGAGCATTTTCAGTTATCTCCTCAGTTTCATCTTCAGTAGATTCAGCCTTTTCGGCTTTAGTAACAGTACCCTTTTTAGCACCTGCTCCCAATACACGAATAATTCTTAGCTTAGAACCTCCTACTAAAGCTTTCTCTATGTTAGATACAGAACCATCAGGTACAATCTCTTTACCAAATATTCTTTGGAATTGAGAGAAAGAAGTAATTAATTCTGAAGGATCATCATAGGGACCTTTTTCGGTTCTAGCCAAGAAACATGATACTCCTAAAAGTGGAGTAGTCTGTTGAACATTGTTGTTCTCGAACTTAAAAACAACTCTGGGTGATTTTGACATATCCTTGTGTTTTATAGGTTAATATATTTAATTAATACCAGTAAGTATCGTTACCTTACTGGTATTATTAGAAAATTAATCCTCTTTATTCTTAAATAAACCTCCGATAGCCTTAATCACATCATAGAAACCACATCCCGATAAACCAGCAGCTAATCCATAGATTAATACCTGATAGAAAGGATAGTTTTCTAATAAGGGTGTAAGTTGTAATCCCCAAGCTATAATACATATGAGAATACCCACTAAGGCAGATATACCAATCTTAGCAAGTTTGTTGTCTTTGATAGCTGGGATTACCTTTAGTACCTGAGTAACCAAGGATGATACCAAAGTTACTATACCAGTAAATGTACCAAGATTAATTACGAACTCTGAACCAGTTGAAGGTTCTACTTCTGTAGCAAACAATGACACTGGTAAAATGAGTGCCATCAGCATAAACACTAACTTTTTCATTTTAGTAAATTTTTGAGTTAAACATGTATATTGAGATTGAGCATCTCCTCGTCCTTTTGGTATTCGGGTCCTAGTAAAAGACTTATATCTCTTATAGGTAATAGATCCACCATTTCTACCAGTTTTTCTGGTATAATACCATCTTTACATACATATTGATAGACCTTTTCCAATAACCCCTGTGATTCATCGGGATGATCATAGAAATTACCAATCTCTATAAATAAGTTCCCAGTAGGAGCTATCCTACCTTTATCCCATTCTTCTAAATCATTGAAGTAAGGTCTTATATAGCCTCGAGTAGGTAATGCTTCATGAAGAATAGAATGTAGTAATCTCATATCATTCTGAGTAGTTGCTACCAAATGAATATCAATAGTGATATCTTTAGTTTCGTAAGGGAACTCAGACATCTGATAATTGCCCGCATCTAATTTATCTCCAATGATATATTTCTCTACTCCGATATCTCCAGGATAATAAGCAGTGCTTTCTATAGTTATCCTGGGACATGTTTTAGGACCTCTTACCTGGTTATTACCTATACCGAATAAGTAAATGAACTTATCTATTGCTTCCTTATCTTCTTGGAATCTCTTTTCATTCTCTTGTGATAAAGGTAGATAATCTTCGGGGTTAAGTCCCATCTTCTTTTCTAAGAGAACATTCAATAAGCATATATAGAAGGTTCTCTCTACTATCTCTTGTGAATTTACCATATAATTACCTCCTATCTTACTTTCATAACATAAGCCAATACGTAGTATGGTGGTCTATTCTCATGAGGTTGATTACCACCAGTTGGACCAGTTTGAGCCCCTGAATCATAAAATGGGTGTGGTCGGTTGTTTGCATTATCTCCCCATTTGTGAGTTTCTATACGAATCTTATTGTATGAATGGGTATGGCTTGGCATTTCTTCCACGGTTAGCCTATGTTCTTTTTCTCCTCCAGTATTACCAATACTACTGTAATCTGGGTCACTAGAATCTACTCCAACTACGAACCTACCACTTAAATCAGGAACACTTATATAACCTGCCCTAGTAGAAGAAGTATTATATTTCTCACCAATGGCCTTATATAATTCGGGATATTCAGCTATACTTACCTGACCTCCATTACAGAGTACATAGTTCTCTGGAACTCCGGGGCCTGACCATAGTTTGATTATACCTATATCTCCCGAAGTTTCTTTTTTACCTTGTTTACAAGTTACACTTATAGTTTTACCAGACTCTCCTTGAGTAAATATTACTTGACCTACTCGTTCATTATACATATTATCATTTAAGCTCATGATAATAGTAGTACCAGAGCCAGATATATCCCCAAAGTTTTCCCTAGTATAATCTACAGTAACTGGATCACCAACTTTCTTTCCATTGATTACCATTTGTTTAGTAGATATAATAGTAACCTCTTTACTTTCTCCTGTAGGCTCAAAATATAATTCAGTGGGTGAAACTCTAAAATCATATTCGTAATTGCCTTCTCCTTTCTTGTGAATAAGCTTTACTTCTTTAGTTGACCCATCTACAGCTTCCACTGTTAAAATCTGAACTATATCTTTGTCCGTAGAATTCTTTTCTTCTGGTGTTACTGTTATAACAGTTCTACCAGAACCTTGATTCTTGCTTATAGTGAATCCCATTATTTTCTATATCTCCTTATTTCTTTACGAAGTTCTCTTACTATGGTTTCCTTCAGAACCTTCTTACCACCTACTTGTTCGAATGCGGGTTTCCATAATGGTCTTGGAGGTAAATTACCACCTCTAGAACCATATTCCAACATGATAGCTACTTGGTTCAAAGTTCTTTTACTAGTCCTATCACCCTTTCTGGTTTTCTTAAGATTAGTAGGTATACCTACGTAAGTTCTATTCTTCTGTTTTACTATTTGTACTGATCTCAAATACTGACCCGTATAATTCAAAAGGGTATGCTCTCCGTATCGTTTAATAGTATTAGCCGAGTGAGGATCCCAATGAGTTCCTCTTGGAGGAGTACCCGTTCTTAGGCATTTTTTCACAAGTCTGAGAAGTTGATTGCCGAATTTCTCAGTAGCTCTATCATAGGCATTCTTCATGATAGATGGGGTTTCGGCAATCAACTTCTCAGCTCTAGCCTGTTCTTTTGGGTCAGTATATATCTGTAAGTCTCCCAAGGGAGTACTTATAGTTATGTTTACTGACTTACTTGCCATCTGGATTTTCCTTCGGTTTATTCAAGCCAAGTGAATCCATCATAAGGTTTATGGCTTGCTGTTGTGATTGTAATACTGATACTACATCCTTCCTGAATGAAGCAAATTCTTCATTGAATTGACTACCATTAGTTGGCTCTTTGTTTTCGAACATAGCAAGGATATTATCACATTCCTTTACTATGTTCTCGTATTTACCCACATTATTAATAATTCCGAGAGCCTGTGATCTTTGCAATGATACTTCGTTTATAATATTACTTCCAATTAGAGTGTAGTACACATTGTTATAAATACCTTCATTTCCATCTGAAGGTAAGTATACTGTTACTGTACCAATGGAATCTTGAAGAACGATCTCTATAAGATTAGAAAAGCCATCTCCATTTTCATTAGCTCTGGGTTTACTTTCTCCCACCTTTACTACTTTAGCTCGGTCAAAGATCGGGTACATTGATCTTCTATCTCTTTCTAGAGTAAAAACTGAATCTCCTCTTTGTAAGGATTTGAATTTCATTTCTTCCATACGGCATTATTTTTTATTGATTAGACTTAATCCCATTTGAACCATACTGGGATTCTGTTTCATAAATTCTACTAGGTTCAAGAAGTTATAGTATCCATAGATATCTATCAGTCTTTGTGCTTCATCAGCTACTCTCTTTGCTACCTCTAAATTAGGAGCTGGTAGTTGCATTTGGAGAGTAAAGGTTTGTAGTTTATTATCTTCTTCCATATTTCTTACTAGATTAAAACGAAAAAAGGGAAATACCCACTACAGGTACCTCCCTTTTCCCTAATCAACTTTAATAGAAATTATGAAGTTTTATTACCTAAAGCCTGTACTACTGAGTTAATGATGTTCTGATCTCTTTGAGCATCAACTACTCGATTCAGTCTAGCAATTTCTTGGTCTTTTGCAGTGTTCTCAATCAAGCACTTAATCTCTTGCTGGCCTTTCATTACCTCGCAATGATTACGATCCGCAACCACTACAGTACCTTCACCAGATTTAGTTTTACCATAATGATTTAGTTTTAAAGTTAATAATTAAATTTATCTATCAATAAATGTACTAGTGTTGTGTTTAGGATTAAATTGTCTAGGTGGGCCAAGAAACATCCCAATGATGGGTATTATTCCCCTCTTCAATCCTAAAGTTACCAATTGATAACCATAAACCTGTTACAGAATTATAGGCCCATACATAAACATCATCTCCAACCCCTATATCCTTAGTAGTACTTTGAAGAGAATTCACAGTTATTTTACCTTCTACTGAGTCTACTATAATACCTTCACGTATTAAGCTCATATCATACATAGAGTCAGAAGTATTAGGTATATCAGCCGTATCAAATAATCCCCACGTATCTTCTTGATCATTACCATTTGAAATATTTAAACTTAATTCCAATCTGAAATTATTTATTTTAGCTTCTTGAACTATTGTCAGAGTACAAGTTTTATTGGATTCTCCCTGAGTAAAGGTAATAATTCCTGTTCTAGATGAACTACTGTTATTAGTGGCTACCTTATATGTAGCCCCAGCACCTGAACCAGATATAGTAATCCAATCCACATTAGAAGATAAAGCCCAATTAAGGAATTGATTATCATTCTTCCTAGAATATACTATTACAAGTCTATTGTATGATGAATCTGAACTTGGCCAACCAGAATAAGTAAGAGAAGTACTCAAAGAATCCCCCGAGTTTTCTCTAATACCAAACTCATAAGTTGAAGCACTCTGTTGTACAGTTTGTACTAACTCTCTATCTAAGCCATTAGGTTGATTAGCTCTGATTGTAAGAGTTCTGCTTGCAGGCTTTGAATTCTCAGGTATGGTAAGGGTTACTTTAAATATATGATCAGTCACATTAGTAATGGATTCGGTTACTCCAGAAGGCAACAAGAGTGTAGGTTTAATAGCTTCAGTAGAACTTAAAGAACCATTAACATATCTAGACCTATAACTCTTTATATAAAAAGAAATATTACCTCCCTCACCTCCAACAGTACCTATGGATAAAGTACTAGTTTTATAATCACTACTTTGTTGGGTACTGTGATCAAATACCATACCACTACTAGGATAAGTTACCTCAGCCGAATCCTGTATAATGGTTAAATATACAGGAGTTGCCGTATCGTAAGTAAACTTAATTTTAAAAGTTCTATGTGATGAGTTAGGGTTTGGTGCTACACTAATACTACATCCACTAGAATTTTTATCAGAGATGGTAATATCAGATGAAGTTCCCTCAACTACTTCAGCTGAAGTATAATGAGTTCTAATGTTTTCTACATAAGTTCCGTTTATATATTTATCATAATTGGCATTTACTGTCAACCTAAATTCTGAACCAGTTCCAGATACATTCTTAGTAGTAGGGTCTATAGACAGGTGATCTACATAAGTTACTTGACCTCCTTCCTGAGAAATTGAGATAGTCTGGTCTGTAGCAGTTGGGAAATCGAAAGTAACCGTAAAATTTCTAGCAGAACCACTATTACTTGGGATAGAAATACTATTCCCACTAATAGAAGCCGGACTAGAAACGCTTACTGTAGCCGTTTCTGATTCTGTATAACTACTTCCTTGACCATTCCAAGTATAACTTCTACTTGCACTCTTAGCAGTTACATTAGATTGACCTCCACTGTAACTGAAAGAAGTTTTATCTACTCTACAATTATAACTCCATGAAGAATAAACTTTTCTACCTGCTGCCTGGGTAAAGGTTGCCCTTAGGGAAATATCTGAATACTTCTGTTTCCAACTTACTACGGTATCTTTGCTATCGAAAGTAGTATTATTAGGTACGAATCTTTTACAAACTCCATCTACCTCTTTTTTAGTATACCACCCATTGGAAGGTTCAAAACCTTGTTCCCAAGTAAGTTCTTCCTTGGTATCGGGCAGAATAACCCCATCTACATATTTAACTCTCCAAGATTCAATAAGCCCACAAAGAAATTCTCCCCCAGTAGCTGGAGCATCAAATGATGGGTCTCTAATCCACTTGAACTCATATTTCCATTGCTCTGTATGGAGATCTTCTAACTTGACACATTCGTTGTCACCATAGCTATCAGCATTACTAATTACGGCATTAAGACTGGTATTCGGATTGTGACCTGCATTTAATTGGGCTAATATCTCAGCTTTGGTGGGGCACTCATCAGAGACCTTACCCCAACCAAGCTTATTATAAATAGCCCTCCAAGTTGCTATTTCTGCCATATTACTTATTGTTTAATTGTTTCTTAAAGTCTTCGAATTCTTTTCTCAATAACTTAACTCCTTCAAGAGCCATGACACTGAGCATTTCATATTCTACCACTTTTACTTTTACATATTCCTGACCATCTTCTCCAACGAAAGTTTCGAATCTAGATTGGTTAGGTACTTGAGAAGCAGGTATATTATTCTCTGATACCAACAGCGGTTCGATTTCCTCTAAGCTCTGAGCAATAGTTCCCACTTGGTATTTACCATTCATCTTGAAGTGAACCGTAGGTATATTGCAGATTTGGTCTAGAGTATGATTCAAATTCTCTACTTGAGATTTTAATCTACCATCAGATTCCTTCCAGAAACCAGAAGCTGCAGTAGTTTTAGCAAATACTACTTGGTCTGTAGTAGCCAATCCTAATTGAGCTCTAGTTACATTGTGTGGATTATCCTTTCTATTTGCATGGGTACTTAAGTCGGTCTGAGCTTTTGTACCTGCAGCCTTAGCCTCTGCAATAGCAGTAGCTTGAGCAGTAGATACTGGCATATCTGCTGGAGCTAAGTTCTGTACATTACCTAAACCTACCTGAGCTTTGGTTACATTGTGCGGATTACTCTTATTGCCGATATGAGCATCTAAGCTTTCCTTGATTACTCCATCAGAATCTTGGATTAATCTCTCTAATGTAGTTTTAGCAGCATCAGTATAAGCCTTAGCTTCATTCAGAGCATTAGTAATGTCTGTATCTAGTCCACCCAATTTAACTTTGTCTTCTGCAGACATAAGACCAGCACTTGTGTTATTAGCACACAATATATTTCTATCAAAATGTACTGTTCCACCATAATTTGGATTATTATCTGTTCTTCTAATGGCATATACTCGTATTTGGGCATAAGTAGGGTGATATATTAAATCTTCTTCTATATCAGTAAGTATTTGTTCTGGTAATGAATCTAACTTTCTCTTATCATCTGAACTCATAACACCAGCTAATTTGTTAGTGGCAATGGGTATATCCACATATTTATGAGGTTGTGCTTTATAAGAGTCATCTTGGTCGGTTACAAATTCTTTACGATAATAATGGTATTTTAATTGTACATAATCTGCATAGGCTTGACCAAATTCTATGGTATCTACAATAGTATTTGGAATACTGTTGGTTATAGCAGTAGCTTTTCTACCTTTAGCACCATCATAAGCAGTACCAGTAACTTCTCCCAAAATCAGAGAAGAAGTATTACTATCTACAAATTGAGTACCTGACCAACGAAATTGATAAGGAGGTTCATCCGGAGTAATATTCAGATATATCTTACCTGATTCTCCAGTAATAGGGTTAGCATGGTCTGGGTCAGAGTATAACTTAATATTACTCAGTTTTCCAGTTTCACTGACCTTATAAGTAGCATAACCCTCGATAACATCATCAACATAAGAAGGCAATTGACTAGAGGGTACTAATCCATTACCATCCAAAGAAGCCAATCCATTAGCTTGGCCCTTAGTTGCTACAAAATCATCATGCTTCTTTTCTAATTTATTGATATTAGTTTGTAACTTATTCTCAAGTTCCGTATCTGCATCTTTTCTATCTTGGATTTCCGTATTAATAGTACCCATCAAGTTATTATCATATTCAGCACGGGAATCTGCCTCGTCCTTGATAGCCTGAGTGAGTTTAGTGTCCAATGCCTGGTCAGCTGCTTTTCTATCCTTGATTTCTTGGGCAAGAGAAGTTTCAGAAGCTTCTTTCAGTACTTCAATTGCATCTTTTCTATCTTGGATTTCCTTAGCAATTTGATTAGGTAAAGTTTCATCTAACTTAACCTTATCCGCAGCAGACATGGTACCAGCTTTAGTAGTTGAAGCCACTGGTAAATATAAAATACTATTATTATCTTTATATACTCCTTCACTTACAGTCTTTCGGTTTACTAATAATCTAACAAGGTTAGCATCCGAATCTACTCCTTCTCCAACTACTACAGTCCGAGGAATAGAATCAAATAATTTCTTATCTGCAGCAGTTTGTACACCAGCTTTTTCTGCAGTAGAAGCAGGTATATCTACAGTGAAATCATTCGATTTCTGTATTCCTTCATCAGAATTATAGGTACTTCTACTTATGTTAGTAGTAACTACGCCTGCTTTAGGAGTATAGCTAGCTCCAGTGATATAATCATTAGGCATAGAATCCGATCTCTTCTTATCTGCGGCTGATTGAAGACCGGCTTTGGTATCAGTAGAAGCAGGAATAGCAAACTTATCAGACCTGGGTTCTCCATAAAGATTGCCCCCTTCTTTTACAGAACTCTTAAAGTTTACTTCAGCAGAAGTACCATTGATAACTGGGTTCGGGTCAATTTCTGTAATCACAGTCAAGGGTAAAGCATCTGAAGTTGCTTCTTCAGCCTGTAAACGTGTCTCATGGTCATTAGTGACATTGGTAAACTTATTATCCAATGCCGTATCTGCATCTTTTCTATCTTGGATTTCCTTGTCAATACGTTTACCAAGAGCGGTGTCTGCAGCAATACGAGCAGCTTCTTCTGCATCGATATTATCTTGAAGAACTTTATCAGCAGCCTTTCTCTCTTCACTCTCGGTATTAAGGTCAGAAGTATTCTGATCAATCTTTGCTTCCAACCGAATATCTTCAGCTTTACGAGCAGCAATTTCGTTATTTAACAGATCCGTAATGGCCGTATAATTACCATTGATATTATCCTGAATACCCTGGATTAATTCCAGGTTACGTTGAATATTAGCAGTATTCTTAGCAATTAATTCATCCTGAGCCTGAGCCTTTGTTAATAATTCAGAACGAGTTTCTGTTACGAAAGTTCTCAGTTCACTTACTGTAGCATTAAGTGTAGTACTTAATTCAGTAAACTTCTGAGTAACTTGTTCATCAGCTGCAGTTCTATCGGAGATTTCCTTATCTATAATACCTTTAAGTTCAGTCAGCTTATTAGTAATTGTAGTTGCAAAGTTAGGATCATCTCCCAATGCTTTTGCAATCTCTTCTAGTGTATCTAATACTCCAGGAGCAGAACCAATAACCTTTTGGATTGCAGCTTCTACTTGTTCGGCATTCTGATAGTTAGAATCGTTTTCCAACTGAGATACCTTAGTAATGTAGTTAGCAAATTCCTGGATATTATCTAACTTAGCTTTTAATAAGTCGGTAAAGTCATTTGAAGAAAGCTCTTTGCCATCTACTTTATCAACCTTTCGGTCATTCAAGTTTTCAACAGCCTGAACTCTATCTGATACTTCCTGAGTAATCTTATTCTCTAACAGAGTGTCTGCCTGAGTACGATTAAGGGTTTCGGTATCAATATTATTCTGAAGCTTGGTATCTTCTTGTAGTCTACTATAAGCCTCATCACGGATATTTTTAGATATAACTGCCAAATCATCTTTGTGATTTTCCATAGCCGTAGTCAGAGAATCCTTAATGGCTTGTTCAGCAGCCTTAGCTCTTTCTACTTCAGTTTGAATAGCAGTAGTGTTATTAGTTACTTTCTCTCTGAGCTCAGCTAAAGAACCAGTTACTCCACTATTAATGCTATCTATTCTGGTACTTAAAGCATCATCTCCTGCCTTACGATCTTTAATCTCCTGGTCGATTCGAGCATTGATTTTCTCATCTTCATTTGCCCGGGCAGTAGATTCAGTATTTATCAAGCCAGTGAACTTATTATCTAATAAAGTATCTGCTGAAGTTCTATCGGAGATTTCTTTGTCAATATTCTGTTGTAAAACAGTATCACCCGCTTCTCTCTTTGAAATTTCAGTATTCAAATCGATAATTACCTTATCTATCTGAGACTTAAGATTAGTATCAGCATTGGCTCTTGCTTCGGCTTCTGCATTAACCATGCTTTTTAATTCAGCATAATCTTCAGCTTCCTTAGTAATCTGGTCGTTTAATCGGTCAGTATTACGTTGGATATTTGCCTTGTTAGCATTTACTTCTGTTTGCAAAGTATCTATCTTAGCCTGAAGTTCATTTTTAACAGTATTTACCGCATCCTGAATAGATAAAGCCAATTCTTGTATCTTGGTAGCATTAGCAGTTACCCGAGTATCTAATGCAGTATCAGCAGCCTTACGATCTGTTTCTTCTTTAGTGATAGCAGCCTGTAATGCCGTATCTGCATCTTTTCTATCTTGGATTTCTTTGTTCAGACTAGCTTGAATACCATCGGTGTTACCAGTAATCTTATCTACCTCATTATCAACATATTCTTTCAGCTTAGCTTCAAGAGCAGTATCAGCTTCTTTACGGTCAGAAACTTCCTTATCTACATTAGCTTGTACTTGGGCATCAGCCTCTGTACGATTAGTAATTTCTTGATTCAACTGTTCGGTGATAGCTGCCAATTTCTTGGTAATGGTAGTTGCAAAGTTGGGGTCATTACCCAAAGCATCTGCAATTTCCTTCAAAGTATCAAGAACCTCTGGAGCTTCCCCAATAATCTTTTCAATAGCTGCCTGGAGATCTGCTTCAGTTTGATAACCAGCATCATTGATAAGCTGAGATACTTTTGTGATATAGTTGGCATGTTCTTCAATGCCATCCAATTTAGCCTTGAGAATATCAGTAAAGTCGTTTTTAGTAAGAGAATACCCTTCTCTTTTATCTACCTTACGATCATCTAAACCATTATCTGCAGCAATACGTTCTTGTTTTTCTTGCTCTAGTTTTTCAAGCAATTCAGTTTTATTTGTACCTGCCTGAGTTTTCAAATCCTCAATCTTGTGATCAAGGATTTCATCTTGAGCAATACGAGTTTCTTTTTCATTATCAATGTTGTTCTGAAGTACAGTATCTGCATTCTGACGGTTCTGAGCTTCTTGAGTAATGTTCTGCTGTAAACCATTATCTGCATTCTGACGGTCAGAAACTTCTTTTACAATCTGCTGATGTAATACTTCATCCTGAGCAGTACGAGCTGCAGCTTCGGCATTAATCTTGGATTCAAGTTCTTGGTCTGCAGTTTTACGGTCACTGATTTCAGTGTTCAGTTTAGATTCTAATGCTACATCGGCATTTGCTCTTTCTGAAGCCTCGGTCAGAATCTTATTATTTAAGTCGGCAATATCCCTAGTATGATCTAACTGTACCTGATGAACAGCTTCGGTTAATTTCTCATCAGCAGCTCTACGTTCAGCAGCTTCCTTTTCTACCAATTCTTTAGCATATTCTTTGGCTTCGGTTAAGTTATTATCAATTTCTACTTCCAAATCACCAACCCGGTCTTCTACCTTTTGAATACGAGCATTTATTGCTTCGATCATCTTAGTAATATCCTGTACTACTTTAATGATAGCTGCATTCAACGTATTAACCGAGTTAACCAAGTTATCGTTCACAATCTTAATCTGAGAAGCTAATTCGTTTTCACGATCCTTAGCTCTGGTTACCTCAGCTTCTAATTGAGTACGTAATTCGGTTAATCGGTTAGTGATATTGGTAGCAAAGTTCGGGTCATTGTTTAATGCTTCAGCCAATTCTTTCAATGTATCCAAAGCATCATCAGCACCATCCACTAAGTCATGTATATATTTCTCAACTTGTTCTTGAGTCTGATATTTCAAATCGTTTTCCAACTGAGAAACTTTAGTAACGTAGTTAGCATGTTCCTCAATTCCATTCAGTTTTTCTAGCAATTCATCAGAGAAGTTGTTTTCTGACAAATCCCAACCTTCTTTCTTATCTACCTTGTTTGCAATTGATAAGAAGAATGCCCAGAACTCTTTAAGAGTTCCAACAAAACCATGAGCCAAAGAGTCATCATAATAACCCTGTAATAGCCGTTGGTCAATTTCTTCGCAAGTGTAATATTTACTAACGTACATATGTATATATTTTAAGGTGTTACTTTATTTTTTCCCAATAACAGTTCTGAGTTATTACCTCTGAAATATTCTTTTTCTTTACCGGCAAAAGCATTTAGGATATCATCTGGATTATCTGGGTTAACATCTCCTCCATCCTCGATATCTCCCCTAACTACTGCATAATCGGGTAATTTCCTAACTCGGAACTTAATAACTTGGCCAAAGCCAATATGAGGTATATCTTTATCCCATACCTCTCCAAAGTAATCTTGGTAATTTGATACGAACTTCATACCCGTCATAGATTGCATGGTAGTAGCCGAATTACCAGTACCAGGCATTTCTAGGTGAACTCCAGAAGGTCCATTCAAGATTATAAGATTACTGTCCCACCAATCCTCATCTACATCGTTAAGCTTGGTGAAACGTAACATTAACATTTTCATATCTTTATGGGTTTTGTTCTACGAATTTGATTTTAGTATCTCTATCCCTTTTGAGGATTATCAAGAATACCAAAGCTTCATCTTTAGCCTGAGATACTTGAGTATCTCCAGAAGGTTTATATACTATCCCATTGATAACAAATCTATCTTCAGACCAGTTAAAGTTCCAATAACCTTCTTGATTGAGATATCCGATTTGTTCTATGTAATTCTTTGAAATAAGTATAGAAAGGTTCTCATCATCTAATTCTCCAGAAACTGTAGCTTTATTTATTGGCCAGTTCCTAAAAGCATTGTAATAGCATAAAGCTTCTATGGGAATATTATAATATCTTGGGCTATCATCCTCAGCATGATTTAGATATTGATTAACATGTTTAGCCCAAGTAATTGTTTGTCTTCCAGCATCCCAATCTAAGAAATCAGTGATAATCTTTTTATACCTATTCCAAGAATGGTTCTTAACCATTCTCCAAGGTTCTTTTGTCATGATTTCTTATCTATTATGGTTAACGAAGGTTTACTTGCTTTATTGAGAGGGGCTGTTGGATTTGGTCCTCCCAAAGGAGTTGGTTTTCGATGATTTACTACTCTTGGTACTACTAACCGTTCTATTTGATCACAGAAGGGTAAGTATATCTCTAACCTAGATGCCAGCATACAGAGATTCTTTCTCAATTCATCCATATATCCTCCAGGTTGAATCATCTTTGAATAAGTACTCCATAAGCTAGATATACTTTCGGATATCTTATCATAATACTGTACTTCAGTAGGACCAGTAGTAATTTGTTTTATCCTATCTCCTCTAGCATGTTCTCCAGGTGAATCACCATCTTGGTCTGGTCCAGTGGATTCAGTGGAGAGAATTTCTCTGAAACTGTTTCCTGCAACCAACAGGATATTTTGTATTTGTATATTGAGATAATCCCATACTGCCAATTCCATAATTAATTGGTTTTCTAGTCCCTCATACCATAATTCATCATTATATTTATCTGGTGGTATAGTATGATTTACTAGTGGGAAGATATATAATTGCCATTTAGTTATGTATGCAGTTTTATCTTCTATGGTCATACTCCCATGTAATTCTTTGGGAATATACCTATCTATCAAATTATAAATGGTATCTTGAAGAGTAGTATGCCCATAATTACATACAACTACTGTTCTTGTACAAGTCAAATCTAATCCTTCTGAATTAGTGACATGTAAAGTTACATCATAAAATCCAGACTTCTCATAAGAGTAAGATTGATGTCTTCCACCATTGAAAACCTCTCCCTTATCATCGCCAAAGTCCCAGTCAAAAATAGATTTGGCCGGGACTTTGGTTAATACTCTAAATGAAACTTCCAGACCTGATGTTACATATGTGAAGTCTAGATTCTTTTTCATTTATATTCGGATTTATTTATTCTTTGTTTTCTTCGAAATCTTCAAGTAAAACTTCAAGGATATCTTTTACGGTATCTTTCGGGTCGGCTTCGATTTCGTGTTTCTTAGCAATCAGCTTAACTTCCTCAAGAGAATATGATTTGGCAATCTTACCAATCTCCATTCCCTTTGCAAACTGAGCAGCTAACTTTTTATCAAGTTTTTCTATATCCTCAGCAGTATACTTGTCAGTTTTGTTCTTATCCGGAACTAAAACTAAGTGGCCAGAAACTAAAGCTTTCTGAATACGTTTTGTTCTGTACTGACGAGCAGTAAGTTCTCTCTCTTCGCCTTTTGCAATTGAAATACCTGTTACCTGGTCATTAAAACTGTATGCATTAGTTCCAATTGTTACAATATAAGTAGTAGCCATAATCTTTTATTTTTTATTTTAGGTTATAATATAAAACCCCGAACAGAATGTATTGAAACTGTTCGGGGGAGAAATTAGACAAAAATACAATGAAGAAATCCCGGATATTATTCTAAGTTAACCAATAAATATGGGTCAATGTTCATGAAGCTCGGGAATCCAGCTTCGGAGAAGTTCTTATTAGCTGCCAACAGAAGAACAGCATCCTGGTACATCTTAGAGAAACCAGTAGTCAGAGAAGCATATACGGCTTCAGTCTGATTAGATACGATTCTTTCTGATTCAAGCATCAACTGTTTAGCAGTAAGCTTAATCAAAGCAGCACTGGTATCTACCATCAACAACTGCTGGTCAGGAGTTCCCGGGTGAATGTAGAAATCAGCCTTATTGGGAACCGGAGACTTAATGTTCAGTGTAGCTTCTGTAGTTCCTGAGTGACGTTCTTTGAATTCCGGCAAGTTCAACATTTCGATAGCCTGGTCTTCACCACCAATCATAGTAGTAAAGTTACGGCCCATACGAGCAGCACGAACCCAGATATGCAACAAATCTTTATAAGTAATACCGTTGGTTGTTTCATATACACCAATAACCGGAGCAGATTCAGAACCATCAGCTTTATTACCGTTCATCAAAACATCCATTGCCAAAGTATCCATAGCATAACCCAACTGAATACCAAAGTCACGGAGATAGATTCCCAATACGTCGATGGAAACGTAATTTTTAACTTCGTCAGTAAGTTTAAATCCTTTACCGATTTTGAACAGAGAAACTGATTTCTGTCCGAAGCTTACATCTCCCAAAGGAATTGTTTCTGCTTCATTTACCTTAGCAGGAGCAGCATCCGACATATTTACCATCGGCATAGTTACCTGCAAACCATTAATCGATTGGTCTGAAGCAATGATGTTCGGATAGAAAGGTGCCTGGCGCATACCAGTTGTAATAGCAGCACGGATGATTTCCGGCACAATCCAACGTATGTTCTGTTGAGGCATAGTGAAGATGTTCTGCATTGTATCAATCTTCGGATTAATGCCCAACTTTTCAAAGAAGGCATCCTGTGATACACCATATTTACCCTGTACCAGTTCTTCCAGAGTAACTTCAATAGGCAATGTATTGTTGGAACCCTGACGGTATGCTTCCAAACTTCTTACCATTTCCGGAAGTTCCTTTCTAAGGTCTTCCATTTTTAATTGTGTAAATTCTGTATTCATTGTTCTTTTAATGTTCAGTTAATGATTATCGTACCAATACCTGGATAATATCGTTAGCTTCATCAGCCGGTACTATGCTAATGAATTTTGTTTCATCGGCTGAAGTTTCAGCAGTGATGAAACGGTCAATCAACAGGGTATCTGTGGGTTTTACATAACCACATTCCATAGCCTCTTTAGCTACCCAGTTTACAACCATGAAAGCTTCTACAGCTACAGTTACTTCTACGGGGAAATTTCTTTGAGCCTGATAAGCAGGGTTAATGTTGTCAGTTACAGCTATACCCAGATAAACCTGGCTGCCATCTCCACCCGGGATATAAGGTTCGATATCACCATCGGTATCCAAAGCTACCGGCATACCCTGATGAATAACTTTGTTTTCTTTTACACAGAAAGCCTGATGCAACTTGTGAGATTCGCTCTTATAGATCACCGCTCTGGGAGTTTTTTCACCAAACAGAGTCATCGGTTGATCCTGATTTACCAGCTTAGTAGTAGGATGTGTATTCATATTCTTCTTATTTTAGAGATTATTTTAATTTGTTTGAATAGATACCTTTCAGAATCTCTTCAGTACTCTTTTCGGAATTCTGAGCAGTAGATGGATTATTAGATTTATCTTCTGGCTCAGCTGCAGAAGAAGCACGGCTTACATCGTGAGAACCGCATTTAGCGCAAGTCATTGGGAATTTATCTTCCAATCGAGCTTGGTAATCCTTAGTAAGAGAAATCAAAGTTACCATGCCAGTAGTTTCGGCATTCAACATTGTAACGATAGTTTCATCAGCTTTGTTACCCATAAGTTTTTTATAGGTTGCAACAGCATTTTCACGGAGAGATGCAATGTGGTTTTTACCTACCTGAGCCATTTCCTTCAGATTTGCAACTTCTGCATTCAGATTAGTAACCTGTTCTGTAAGAGAAGTTTTTTCTGTAGTTAAGTTATCCACAGTAGTCTGAAGAGTGTTACGAGAATTAACCAATTCCTGAATGGCTGCAAATGCAGTTTCCTCGTTCATCTCTGTACCTTCAGCAAGAGTAAGGCAATCTTTACCAAAGATTCTTTCTAAAAATTTTTGTAGTTCATTCATATCTTTATTATTAGGATTTTGATTTCCTTGGTTATCATCATAAGATTGGGAAGTATCGTTATTTTCACTGAACAAAGCTAGATCAGTTTTCGTATCATAGAAGAAATACTGTTTAGACTTATCATCCCTATATTCTTCGTATGAAGCCCAAGTTCTCTTGGCAAAATTGGGATTAATGATTTTACCATCATCCCCAATCTTCTGAGCAAAAGCATCAGCTCCATGAGATACCAAAGAAGTTTCTAGGTATCTTACTATTTCAGTAACGATTCTTCGTACCATAACTCCCTTAGAATCATAGGTACCCAGTTTCTGGTAGAATTCATCATCTCTCATATTTGGGTGAGACTTATCCCACTTAAACTGTACTGTTACTGAATTAGAATGGATAGATGGGGGATCCATAAGAATGCCTCTAGCAATTCTCGGATTTGCTTTACCATCAATCTTTAATATACCATTAATACCTGCAGGGATAACAAAAGAACCATCCTTGTATTCATCTTGCCAGATAACTTTTGATACAGCTCCAATAGCATTACCAATATTAGTCTCATGGTCACAGTTTACTGTTTGTCCCAAAAGCATTCTCATAGAAGCTTTTAATACTCCGTTTTGACCAAAATCGGTAGGATTCCAGTTCTTAGACACAATAGTTGCAGATAATAATCTGAACATTGGTTCAATAAACTCCTCATCTTTAGGAGTAAGTTCTTCTGGCTTCAAGTCAGGATAATAGGTATTATAATCTATTTCTCCTCCCCAAAAACCAAATTGACTAACTGACTCCTTAGAAGTTTGAGCCCATTTATAAAAATTCTCCGAGAAGGTTTGTGGTTCTATAGAGGTTGGGATATACCCAGCCATTATAGTATGACCACTACCTATCACTAAAGAATCTAAATGTTCTCTGTTCTTTTTAGTAATCGGTTTACTCATCTTGATTTAGTATTTTGATCTCCTCGTGAAGGAGCCGGGTTATTTTTATCTCTTGATCTACGAGCGGATTGATTCTTATCGTCCTGTCTCTGTTTCTTCTTAGTACCCTCTTGTGGGTCTGAATTACCTCCCTTAGCAAATTGGTCTTCCAATGAAACTCTTGGTTCTTCTTCTGAAGGAGAATCATAACCCATTTCCCAAGCATATTGATATTGAGAAATGATACCTGCCTTGTAAAGTAAGTCAAGGTTCTGAATCTTATACTGTCTACCCTGTTGGATTTTAACCTCATCAGAGATAGTGGATGATCCCCAAGTAAGGGATATTCCCTTACAATCAAAGCCAGCCAGACGTAGTTCTAGTTCATAAATAAACTTAAGAACATAAGAAACTATCATTTGGATATTCTTTAGCTGACTTATAAGCTTAGAAAGCATAATACCAGTTGCTCCTTCTCCAATGGAAGCTTGTACTCCAATTAGGTTGCCATTTACTCCCAAACCATTAGCAACTGATTGCTGGTTCATATTCCAGGGTTTATCAATATTACTCATCTCTTTTGAAGTAGAGTTCAGTTTAAACTGGTGATCGTCAATATAACCAGTTACTACTCCATCCTTCATACCTTCCCTTACATTCTGTTTCAAACGTATTAGCTCCCTATTTAATCTTCTAGTATAAGCTTCTACATTTTCATTAGGTTTCTGTTGTGGTTTTTCCATCAAAGCCTCTAGAAAACCAACCATACCACAGATTTCCATGATATGTTTAAAATTGGTTTTCATATCATGCTGACCCTTTAATGAGTCCAATGATGCCATAAAAGGAGGTATTCCATAAGGTTCATCGGTATCATTATACATACCCACATAACAATAGGTCTCTGTATTAAGTTTGATATAATCTTGCTTATTCGAGCCATTCCAAATAGTGTTCCTCTGATATGGGCTATAAACTCCGTTATTCTCCCTTTTGAATACTATCCTGTCTGGTTTGAGGAATAATATAGTAGCTAGACCCTCAAGCTTTTCATTTGGTACAGCTTCTACTGAGATAGCTCCACTAATCATCAATTGAACTATCATCTTGTTTACCAAACCATCCATACCGGCAGTATAGTTAGACCATTTAGAGGATACCTTAGAAAGATGATCTCTCATCTTATCAGCCTCTTTATCGGTATTATTAGGGAAGGTTATGTTGTGACCAGTATTAGCAAGCTTAAACATATCCTGTAAAGCTATGTTAACATCTGGATTCACTTTATATAAATCCCTTAAAAGCTGAATCACTTCAACACGAAAAGAAGGCGTAACCATCTGAGTTAAGCCTTTCAATGTATGAATGAAGTTACCTGGGTCATCATCCGGTTCCGATACTCTACCGGGTGAAATAGGTACCTCCTCTTTTTTACTTGGAGGATTAGCCTTGTTTTCTTGTATTGGAGATCGATTCCTTCTATCGAATCCAAAAAACTTAAGAATTTTCATTTCGGTTGTATTATTACATTAGTTTTTCCTTTTCGTATGTGATTACAAATAGCTTTACCAAATATATCATCATCAGAATAAACATCTCCTTCCAAATCCACATCTACAGCAGAAGTATTATTTCGGTGTTTACCCATGGCTACGGGTCTACCCAAACCATCATATATAAAGGTAGGAGCTTCTTGAACAAAGAAAGGGTCCTTCACAATGATATTCTCTTCTCGAATATCTTGTTCTAGACCCTCTATAATTACTGAACGATTCTTTTGGGTAGTTAACCAACCCGGAGATTTATCAACCTCTGGTCTAGACTTACCTTTCTTTTTCAGAAGCTTTTGATAGTAGTATAGGTTAGGGTAACCTTCTGATTGAAGAGCAGAAGTTACTGCTAACCCAACGTCGTTAGATTCTGGAGCTACAACAGCAAAATTAAATAATTGTCCAGTATCTCCCAGTAACCTAGCATATTTATCTACTGCCATTCTTCCCTTATACACAACTTGTTCTTCTCCCAGCTTGTCCATACAAGTGAAAGAAGAATAGTCTGAGCCTCTACCTGTTGCAACGTCTGCACCGATAAAGTACTGTTTATTTGGATCTGGTTCGTTGAATTGTCTATACTGACGATTGAAACGATATTTTAAAACTGGATAATCACTTAAGCAATCTTCGATAGCCTTGATATCTGCCATATCAAATACTGTATTACCTGAAGAAAGAAAGTCTCCATCGATTTCTTGTGCAGTTCTTTTTGGACCCAATGCAGAAGCCATCTGGTCATACCAAGATTGATCCCGTTCTGGGTGCATCTGCCAATATAATCGAATAGCATTGAAAGGATTACCTCCAGCTATAGCATCTACCCATGTTGAATGGTAAAAATTACCCATACCGTATGGAGTAGAATTGATGATGGCTGAACCTCCGGTGGAAAGCGTAGGGAAGGCAGCTGCCCAAATAGCTGAAGCCCACCGAACGATTGCAGCCTCATCAATTACCAGGAGAGAAAGAGATTCTGAACGACCAGCTTCTGAAGATGTTGGGATGGATTCTATGAATGAACCATTATCGAATTCAATCATAGAGGCAGAACCAAATTCCCCAGTTCTTCCGTTAATGATCGGGGTTTGCATATACCATGGAAGATTCTTATACATGAACTTAATCTTCTTAAGTACCTTCTTAGCTGTTGTATCCTTAATGGAGATAATGTTTATCTTCTTATTAGGATGATATGATGCCAGCCATAAGCAGTACATAGATATAAGTTCTGTAATACCCGCTTGCCTGAACTTTAACAAGATATTGAATCTCTGGAGTATAAATTGGTATAGTACGGCTTTTTGATACGGATATAATTCAAATCGAACCTTTCCTCTCACTGGATGTATCACATAACAAAAAAGACTGAAAAAGAAAACATCCGTTGTAACCCTAGATAGATTAGATAATTCTTCTCTTGTAAGGTTAGTTGGTGTTTCCTGTATCTTCTTTGCCATAAAATCTAAAATTTATAAGTTACTACCAGTTCTAAATCAGTTTTGATACCTGAGAAATATCTTGGGTAATAAAAACTGTTTATCCCCAGTTTGTAATTAAATCTCTTAGTCTCGATTGAAATTCCTGTTCCCAAATCCCATAGATTGTTAAAGGGTCGGTACTTACCATAAACATAAGGAACTAATCTTATTCTAGATTTAATTTCTTGTGTGGTAAGTTTTCCGTTATACCAAGAATACTTGTAGTTATTAGGGTCGATATTGAATAACCTACTAGAATAAATTCCCGAGTTTTGATTAAGGAAACTCAATGTAAGTTGATTCTTATCGATTACTAATTGAACAAGAGAATCCTTCTCTGAGATTATAGAATCAGGATTATTAGCGGTATGAATATGCTTATCCCAATTCTGATAATTGTAAAGAAGGATTCTACTTGGGTTAAGTAAATTATCGTAGGAAATTGGCAGGAAATCTTTCCTCAAATAAATTGTATCAGTATGTTGAATGATCTCTTTATCAGGTAACATACTGAGTTGTTGATTCAGTTTGTAATTCCTGAAGCAAAGGTAAATAGTAAATCCTAGTAAAAAGACTATCATGGCAACTTTAAGCTTCTTCATCTTTTGATCTGAGATAGGCATCTTTTGTTTTGTATCTATCAATTATTACTCCCAAAATTACTTTGAAATTATTACTGAAGTCAGTAGTCGGAATTCTAAATCGAATATCGATTCCTTTTGAATCTTGAGTAATACTCATTCTGATTTTTCCCTTGTGACTCTTTACAATTCGATTATAAAAAGTTGCCAAGAGATTAAACATACTCTTCAGATTTTTCGGTAATATCTCTGTTCTGTATAAAATTTCTTTGTTCATTGTTACTTGAGTTTTTCGGTTTCAATTCATAATAGTCAACTCACTCTATATCAGGTGCTTGGCATTCATTTGCCAAGTCTGGCATAAGCCAACTGATTCAAATTCAATCAGTTACGAAACTGGCTTTGTTTTTCCCTTAACAATCCCTTTTCCTGATTGATTCTTATATCAGTATTCCTTATTCCAATATTCCTTATTCCAATACCCTTTAAAAGCCTATTAGATTTATATAGGGGGGATTCACTTGAAATTAAGGCATTTCTTAAACCATAATCCTACTTCATATACTGACCCTTTGCTCAAGGTATACCTAGCTTTATTTAACCAGTAATGATAAGTCTTAGGATCCCAAGTTGCAAATCCCCGAATAAACACTCGGTAATTTTCGGGGAATCCCATAATTGCCTTGAAATCATAAATACCCAAAGGATACCCATCAG